CTCGACGGCGCTGTTTTCCCGCGCCACGACTGAGCTGTTCCCAAACGCCTCGACGTAGCTGTTACCCCGCGCCTCGACGGCGCTGTTTCCATGCGCCACGACGGAGCTGTTCCCAAACGCCACGACGGAGCTGTTCCCAAACGCCTCGACGGAGCTGTTCCCAAACGCCTCGACGGAGCTGTTCCCCCATGCCTCGACTGAGCTGTTTTCCCACGCCTCGACGGAGCTGTTTTCCCGCGCCACGACGGATGCGAAATCATATCTCCATCTTACGATAGCCCTATCATACGGCGTGCCGAACTTGATGTAGATTCTTCCGTGGTAGTCACGTGGAAGATTGTCAAACTGTTGTTGCGTCGTTACTGTGATCTCGCTCATGTTGTTTCCTCCTTTATATCATGTTTTGGTTAAATTGGTATCGGCGACGGGACTTGAACCCGCATGGTTTCCCGATGGATTTTAAGTCCATTGTGTCTTCCATTCCACCACGCCGACATGTTGTTATTATAAGAATTTCAGATAATTGCTAGGCTTTGTTATGGGGCTGGCCAAACCAGCCCCAAGAACATGATTACTGCTTTTCGATTTGCGCCTTGAATGCACCAAATGAAGCCCGCCACAGATAGCGAGATTCAATTTTCCCATTGATGTTGATTCCAAAAATATCAATCAATTGCTCAATTGGCGCTTTTAGAATATCGATTTCCCCATTCTGTTTTTCGTACTCATATGCTCTACGCAACGCTCCTGATATATAGACCTTCTTGAAACTCAATCCATACTTGCGTTGATTCAGGGCGTTGAAAAATACAATCATATTCTTAATGTCTCTGCTATCAAGTTTTGCTTTTCTCACAGTACGAAATAGGTATTCGGACTCGGCCTTTTTATATGCATGCGTAGCCCCATACCCAATACTATCAGCATATGCCTCAACAGCACTCATTGCAGATCTATTAAGTTTGATTTTCTTGCCGTCCACAACGATGGAAAGGAAGGATTCATCAGACTTCTTGATTTCACACATCTGCTCAAGTGTGACTCCGCTCCATGCAAGATAAATGGCTACAACAGCCGGAAGATATACATCTCTATCAGTACCGCAAGATGAGAGATATGTTTCCTCGACTGCGGCTTTCAACGTTTCAAAATCCGTAAAGTAGGTTTCGTTATCACCATCCGGAACGGGGACTTGTTCATACTTTAGGTTTGCCAACAAATTCAGTTGCGTTTCGGTCATTTCTCCACGCCAGATTGCAAACTCAATGTATTTCAGCAATATGTTTTTATAGCTGCGAAAAACTTTCCTATTTCTTGAATAGAAAGACTGACACACTTTAATGCAATCTTCTTCCGTTTGCATAGACTCGAAATTCTCGTCCAACTTTTCCATCAAAATCTTGACACGGCTCGTTGAAAGGGGAATCCGGAATTCTTCATTTTCAACGCATTGAACGAACGCATCACGCAACGCATTTCCACTCATGAAGCTTGTCCTCCTTTGCATTTTTGGATGTCATTATAATATCATTATCCAAAATGCCTGTCAAGAGAAATTATCCAAAGTTCTGACACCCCCATGACTAAAGTCAGTGGATTCTCGTTTCAACGATCTCTGCCTATCACTAGGACTTACATGATCTCCACGAGCTTAAATTCGGGCGTGTCCCGCCCTACTATATGGTTACGCCAGCAGGCGCAATCCTTCATTCAAAATATTTCTCGCAGCGTTTACGTCTCTATCGTGACGTGTGCCGCAGATTTGTTATCTATAGCTTATATCCCCATAGCTAAAGCTAGAGGTTTTACGCTATATTCAATGAATGCGCAATTTCTTTATTCATTTCAAACGCCGCCTCATTCATTCCGGCCTGTTCATACGTCTGATTAAAAAACTCAGACACGAAATGCCTCATTTCAGCATCCGCCAAAAGCAACACGCATGAGAAGTTGTCACTATATCCATACGAAGCCAACTCGTAAAAGACCATAAGACCGGCGTGGTACGTTGTGTACCCTCCCGTCGCCTCATCAACATCGGAGAAAAGCCGCATATGTTTCATGTCCATAACAATAGAGATTTCTGCGCTATTACGTACACGACGCTTGATTTCCGTCAGCTCATCATCTGCGAGGTCGTTTCCAATATCACTTGCAATCTCTTCGCAAATAAACGACAGAAGCTCATCCCATACTCCGCCGTTATATTTCACGATAGGGGAGGTGCTATTCGTAGACCGCAGCTCATACTTCTCAAATGGCACATCCACGACACCAGTTTTTGTGACGTATTCATTTTTTTTAGCGAACATTTTTCTAATTTTCATCAAAAATTTGTTGCGGATACCCCTTGCTTTCGCTATGGGGATGAGCAACTTCTCCCTTCCTTTTTTTATTACGCCACCAAATAACTTTGGCTACGCTCTAGCAATTTTAAATGTTTATAGCTTACTCCGTCCTTAACTTTTTCCCCATTGATCTTTTTTAACAGAAAATAGCCATTACTTCGTCTCCCGAAAACAAAGCATTCCACGCCCTGATAAAGCACCTTATCAAAGAGGCGATAGCCAAAGACATACTTTTCTGCTTGATTTGACTTTCTACCCCCTCCTTTAAGAATAGTTGCTTTGTGAAGCTGCCGATTGTGGTGTCTTACAGGCCGAACCGTATAAATCTTATCGACTTGCTTGATTCCCGGAAGGTATCCAACCTTGAATCCATGTTTGCCCTGTGCGATTGCCAACGCATCATTCGTATGGCTTTTAGGCAAGATAAGCAACTTCTCGCGTGTCGCTTTTGTGATGTATCCTCTCGTCTCAACAACTGGAATCGCTAGTTCTGCACGAAGCCGCTGCATCAGCGTAGGCCGCATAAGCCCCATGAAAGTTGCATCTCTGGTTGATCTACGTTTGCGCTTCTTGAGATTCTTATCTGTTAGTAACCCTTTATGGAACCGCTTATGACAACTTTCGCAAAGCGTAATTTGATTGCTCGGAGCATCGCCGCCAGTTTTTCGGCTCTCTAAATGATGGACGTGAAGCCGCACTTCTTTTTTGTTGGTCGAATGTGCCCCGCAACATTGACAAGTGTAGCCGTCTCTCCAAAGCACATATTGACGCACATTGTAGTGCCCATACATTTCGCCTCTCTGGTAATCCTCTCCCTGTGGGATTGGATTTCCTTGCTCGATAGCTTTCAACAGTTGCAGGTCAAACTCGGCGGTTTCAACAACCACTTTACTGACGGGGAGAATATTACAGACCCTCTTGATGGCAGTAATGTGCTCTTGGATTTTGACCTCTACAGACGGCGCTAACCATCCTTTGTGTTTGCTCCCTACACGGTTATTAAACCGTGGTTGGCGATACCGCGTCGTTCGGTTTCTTCTGCTTCTGCGAAACTCACGGCGTGTAGATAGCAGATCTACCACATCATTACGCGGAATCACATTGGCTGCAAACAGCTCCTCCTTATTTGTGGAGGCTGACATACCAATCGTTTTGCTTCCAGCATCCACTCCAAGAATAACCTCTTGTGTGTAGCCGCTGCTCCCATAAACTAACTGGATAGTAAACGGAGTCCGTTTCTTTACTTTTGCCTTTCCATCATCCAAAAGATGACGAGCTTTTGCCGGAGAACAAGGCATCAACGGACGCCCGTGCTTGTTGATTACATACACTTTACTTGATATGATGCCTTCCTCCTTTTTGAATTGTGGCTAATCAAAAGCCACTCGGCCTTGCGGCCGTCAGGTATCCGTACCCAATGTTATCTCAAGGTTTCCGTGTGCAACACCGCTCCGTACCCCTCAGAGCTTTTAATCACACACCGCAGTGCGGCAGGTTCGGATTCACGCCCACCGGTGCCTATTTATTCTTAAGTAACGTAGCATTCGTAATGCTTAGGGTAATCAATCAGGGCTTACGACTTCTCGCAAACCCCGGCTTTAGCCGTGGGGTGATTGACTGTCCAAATCCCCTCCATATTGAAATATGTATTGACAATCGCCATTCTTAGCGGTATATTTACGGCAGATAAGAAAATTTTCTAATTCGACCTATTGCGTACTCTACAAAATAGTAAGTGAACAGCAGACAAAAACCTCGTTTTTACATTGTGTACTCCAATATGTGACATGAAAATTTTCTTTTCTGACTAAAGAATACAACATTAAAGCTGTTATGTCAACAGTTATTTATGAAAATTTTCTTTTTGGTGCAAAAAATGAATAACTCGATTTACGACAAGATCAAATACCTTTGTAAAAGGGATAATATTTCGGTAACAGAGCTTGAAAGAAAACTTGGCTTAGGAGTGAGCGCAATCGGCAAATGGCGCAAATCATCTCCTACGGCGGAAAAGGTCGCTGCCGTCGCGTCCTACTTTGATGTGTCTACGGACTACCTGCTCGGCCTTACGGACGTGGAGAAGAACGTTTTTAAGGACAATATGCTGCTGTCACTCGAAAAAGCCATGTCTCGCATGACTGACGAGGACAAAGACAGAATGATGCGCATCCTAAAGGCCGGATTCGACGAAGCGTTCCAAGATAAAGATGACGCATCTGAAGAATAATCCGCAATTGCTTTCTTCAATTTAATACTATCATTTTCAAAATAAAAAATCAAGCAGAAATTATGCGCAAACATAATCCGCTTAATTTGGCGACCATTTTTGCGTAATCTTGAACTCAGTAATAATACGTATATTTTTAGCTCTGTATCGGCTTGCAAAATTGGTGGTATAAGTTGACCAGCGAGCACTCAAAAGCCGAAATTGACGCAAAATGCTCTATATAAATATAGAGCTTCTGACAAATAACGCTTGACCTTCTCGTTCGTGCGCCTCCGGAACAAGCATCCGTCGTTTTAGATAAGCAGGCATCATAGTCGCATTCATGTTTTTAAAGCCCTACACATTTCGTGTGGGGATTTTTTCTACGTATTTTTGCTTACTTCACGGCAACCATACAAATGGAATCCTTCCAAATGAAGAAAAATGTCATCATAGTGACATCCTATTTACTGGAACATGAAAAGAGGGTATCATTTGTATAACAGAGTAAAAGAAGCCCGTGAAGATAAACAAATGAAGCAGGAGGTGCTTGCCTATGAGGCCGGTATAGCTAGATCAACACTCAGCATGATTGAGACTGGCGCACATATTCCAAAGATTGATACGGCAATCAGAATCGCTAGAGCGTTGAAAATGACGGTGGAGGATTTGTGGATCATTTAGTAGGGGAGAAGCATGGGAAATTTGACATACGACCAAGTGACGCGACTAGCGGAACTTGTAGAGGAAGAAAAGGGGATAGCGGACGTGATATATTCCCTAGATTTATCCGGAAAGAGTTGCGGTATTGACATCAGATGCTTATCACATATAGCAACGTGGATTTATCGCCATCAAAAAGACCTCGCAGATATTTCAGAACAACTTGAACAGTGCTCATGAGTAGCAGAAACGCCGTGGATCATCCCACGGCGTTTTTATTTCACATAATGTGCTCTGCAACCGATTCTTCCATTTCAGCGATCACGGCCTGATAGTCCTCGCCATTCACGATTTTTACAACAGCGTCGCGTCCGGCTTGCGCTTTCATCCGATTCGCCGACCGCTCATATTCTCTCGATTTCAGATAGGCAAACGCTCTCGGATATTTCACCTGCATTGATTGCAAATCGTACTCAGGAGGTGTTTTGTCCCTCCTTATATACGACCATGTAGCCATATCTTCTAGCGCTGATTCGACCTCTTTCAAGCCTGGAATAGCATCAATTTTGTTCTGGAATTCCGAAGCAGATGCCTGTTCAGCTTTTTGACGTGCTTTGAGTGCATTCATGATTTCCTTTTTATATTCTTCAATCAAGAGTATATCTTTTGCGGAGACGCCTGTCTCTATGGCAAGCGTATTTTCGTCCAAAAGCTGAATACTGTATTTTTTAATCAATCTTACTGGAATTTTTCCATTGCAATTATTCATTTTTGGCATTTACATACAGCGGAGACATTCTCATATATGGATTTTGACAACCGATCCGCGTTAATCAAACGCATTACCATCACCGTCCATCCGCGCGCCGCAGTGGCAATACGGATATTCTCTTTTGTAGACCGTGCGCTCATCCAGATAGCAAATTCGCCCATCCTCGCTACGCAGGCACACACATTCTGCGCTCTTCACGTGCAGGCTTCCGAGCCGATCAAGCGTGTCGTTGATACGGTTAGCGCGACCCAACTGCGGACAACGCATCCAAGCAACCGCATGAAAAAGGCTATCACCGTAGCACCGTCTGGTGATATAGTGGCTATCATCTTCAGCTTCCACATCAAATCCGAATGTCACACGCAGCGGCTGTCCATCATCGCCCTTAACAAAAAGCCCAAAGAAATTCCCGTTGGAATTGTTCTGGCGAGTGTATACGGATCGTCCAAAAAACTCAATGCCCTCATACAGGCCAGTCCATGTTCCTTTAGGAGAAACAGCAGGGAAGGCAGGCATATCGTCCTCGCTGGTTTCATCCGCCCAGCCCCATCCATCTTCCGCATACCATTCATCCGGACAGTACAGTGCGTATTCAGAAATATGATTATAGTCATCGTCAGTATAGTGCTTCGCATATACAAAGCACGGCGCGATAGCATCCTTGCCCGTGTTTGCGATATCGTCCAGTTCTGCGATCGGGAAATTCAATTTAATATCAAGATGAAGGATTTTATTTGTATCTGCAATGTGTGAAAAGATCATCCCATATTTTTTCTGCAAGGCTTTTGCTTCCTGAAGTGTCATTGTTCTATTCTCCTTTTATTCATACATCCACACATATATAATAATGTATATCCTTAATTTTTACAAGCCAGAAATTATCGCGCGATCGGCAACACGACTGCGCGCGCGCCGACGTTTCCCCACATATTTTCTTCCGAAGCCACATACAGGTAATAGAATTTGTTTGACCATTTATCTGATTTCACAAGCCAACAACGCGCGTTCTTCCCGACTGCCTCTACGGCGTCCCTTACGAATTTTGAATTGAACAATCCGCTGACGCTTCCAAACTCTCCGTTATATGCCTTCAGCTCAATGACCGGAACGGTATCAGATGGACTTCGATAATAGCAATGTTCTCGAATCCATCCGGGAATAGCTGTCGTCAGCTCCGGCATATCGGAGACAAGGTATCCGCTGACAGAATCAGAAGCAATGCCCATTTCCTGAATCAAATCAAATCCGGCCTCAAACGTGACGTTGCTGTTCTGGATTTCTTCGCCATCCACAATGGACGTATCATACTGGACAACAACAACACAAGCGTCCGTGACAAGGAACGCCGTGTTTCCATACGTATCTGTTCTCGAATACTCAACCGCGCCTCTTGCACTTCGTTTTGCGATCCGCTTGAGCGCGGCCATCTGTTTTTTAGTCATTTCCTGTTCATCCTTTCTTCCAATCAGCACACACTGTTGAGCTTCGCTGTCTGTCTACGCAACGACTCGAAAAATCCGACATCCAAAAACATCGCCGCGCCTGTAGCAATCATGTTCCCGGCCGTGATCCGCGCCATGTCATCCGCCGACAGGGTAGAGATATATGAGCCGATATTATCCTTCGGTACTGTCTCCGGGCTGTTGCAAATCACGACACTGTCCTGACTCAGGCCGGACGCCCTCGCTTTGATTGGTACGTTCGTCGGCAGGTATCTGTTCTTGATTTTCGTCGTGACCGGCAAGGCAATAATCGTTGATCCGTAATTGTTGCCCTTGTTGTTTGAGAAAATCACTCCGGGACGCAGGCCGCGTTGCGCGCTGCCCTCGCCGTCAAATTTAATCCAATAAATTTCACCGATTTTTGGATTGTCCACGTTTATATACCTCCTGTTCTGTTCTGTTTTGTTACCACAGCCCGTCCGGCTTGTATGTTCCGTTCCGTTTGCTTTCCGCCACCCAACGACACTTGTCGCAATAATATTCCGCCGCCACAAACTCCAAATAACTTTCACGCAGAAGGGCAACGACAACATAAATGATATAGAGAAAAATTGCCATCCAATAAATCACCCCTTTATGTATTTACTTTTCGTTCTGCCAAACAAATTTCCTCTGGATAAGCAGCAATTGTATCTCCGTTTTCAAACTGAATATTCCACATAGGCAAACATTCAAGGTCTGCTCCATCTTTATCTTCTGTAATTTCTTTTACTCTACCAAGTACAGTAAACTTCATTCCAACATACTTTCTTTCTCCATCATATGGAGTCCCAAAAGTATCAGCGAAACCAATGTGTTCGTATGTGTCAAAGCAATCTTTCACAAAAGACTTTTCTTCTTCATAGCTAAGATTGTCTCTTGTTTTATTGCAATTTTCAAATCCGTATGCCTTGTGCAAATCTTTAAAATTTGTATACACAATCAAGTCCTCCTATATTTTTGTATTATTTGTCGATTCCTTTCGCGTTCCCTGCGCTGTTCATCCTATAGGCGCTCAATCAAAGCATTGAGCGCCGCAACTTCGTTCTTTTCTCTGTACATGGCAGGCAGTCATGAATCCGATTTAATTCTCATGGTTTGTGTCATCCGCTTCATTGACGCGTCTAACAAGATCGTTCATGCAATCGAAAAATTTCTGCGAGACAGCAGCGTTCTTGTATCTTCTATATGACAGACTATCACACCGCTTGTTCACAATGGTAACAGACACAAGCTTTTCATTGATCCATCCTTGCGTCCGAACCGGAACGTTGACACCATAACGACGCATGAGCATGAGCACAATGGACGTTTCCGCGCAGTCTCCGTTCGGCTTATAGAACGTAACTGCATCGTTTGACAGCTTTCCGCCGTTTTTAATAATCTGGATTGCTTGATGCATGGCCTGTTCTGCTTTCTGGTTTGTCTCTTCACGCATCCGGCGCTCTTCTGCTTCCTGTTCTGCTCTCATCGCAGCGCGCTTTTCTTCCTGAGTCCGCTTATAGATCCCGGACAGACGCACGCACTCATCCAATTCATCCATGACACAAGCGCCGCGAAAATCCGGGAAACACTGTCCGTTCGTGCTCTTGCTTTTCAGATAACAATCAGTGTGCACATCCAAAATCTTCTGAATGCGATCAGCCCATCGCGCTGGCTCGTGACCAATACGCTCCACCATTTCGTCCTCGCGCGCGATTGCACGATCAACAGCGCTGTTCGCAGCTTCTCCATAAATGCCTCCGTTCTCGCTATTGTCTGCTCGCAGGCCGTCAAAATACTTGCTACGGCCTGCCATTCCGCCATATAGTTTATCCATCGCCGCATTGAATCCGCAATCACTTGTCATTTGATACTCCGTGCATTGCAGCGAAAGCAGATAACCGTTCTGTTCCACATACAGCAGGTATTTATCCGTTTCCGTTCGCGGATATTCAACGTCTGGTTTTCCGTCTTTCCGATAGAGACGGAAAGTTTCTTCGCCGTTCGATACTTCTCGGTCAAAGACAGCGCGCATTCTGCGTCCGTCACGGTTAAACATTCCATTATAGAAAAGGGGCTTCATCAGCGTGCAGCAATCCATATTAACTTCGTTCATTATGTATGTCCTCCTTAAATTTTATCGAAAGTATTTTCACGCCAATCCAAATATTTAATAATATTTTTGGCCTTTTTCAAATCTCTTGATAGCAATAATAATATCGTCCGTATTACTGAATGATGTTTCGACATGGACATTTTTATGCTCATCGTTCCAAATAACGATTTTCCTATTCGGATTTGTTTTCTGAACCTGATATAAAGTAGGCAGGCCGTTTTCAAACGACACAGACTTTCCGTCTCTTGACATTGCCATAGCCTTTTCATTGATAAAATACATATGTATATCCTCCTTAATCTCTTGCGGCGCGCAGCATAAAGCGCTTGATAGTGGCAACAATTTCCTCATCCGACGCAGGTGTTTCCCATTCAATATTCTGGTCAAAAAATCCTCTATCGCTGATCGTGTCCATCGCAACTTCAAGTTCATTCGTATCGCTGTTCAAGAATACGGAAATATAATATTTGTAAATTACGATACTGTAACAACTGGTTACATCAATATAAAATCCAGGAAGCATATGTTTATCAATAAAAGCTTGCAGTTTCGGATTGGTCATTTTTGTTTATCCTCCTGTTCATTATTCCTGTTCGGAAGTGGAAGCCTCCGAAACACTCCGCAAGGCTTCCTCTCCATTTTCGTCTCTTACAACACAGGTTATCCCATGCCGTTCCAGCAGCACTGCGATTTCATCCAAATTCAGGCCGTTCATGATTTGCCCTTTCTTCCCAATACGGCATATACTGAAATGCAATGCTGTACATTGGCCTTCCTGTGATATTGTCTTTGAATGTCTCAAGAAGCACTTCTTTGCTAATGCCTTCAGCAACACACCAATCATTGATAACGCGCGTCGTAACCGGCGTAACGAATACATACAGATCAGAATTATGGTTGAACATCTGTTCGCGCGGATAACCTGCCTTTTCAAGCGCTTCCATTAGTGTAATACCCATCGTTTATTCCTCCGCCGCTGTTTCATCCTGTTCATTGTCGTTATACCATTCACGAATATAGGCCGAATCTGAACAATCTACTTCCCACGATTCATCAAGAAATGTTCCATTGTCAGGAATAGGAATAACACCTGCATCATCCTTTGCAATTTCGATTGCTTCATCAAGTGTGTTAGCGTCCACATTTACCGTTCCCATCATTGTCCAGCACACAGGGATCGTCCAAGTTTTCATTTTATATGCACCTCCGTTTATTTATTTATCTTTACCAGCCCATTTTTCCGCCATTTCAAGCACTTTCTCGCGCGCAATTTCAAGAAAATAAATTGTGTCCGTGTATCCGTTGCGCGTGTCTTTATCAGAAAAAATTTTCCCTGAATCATAATCGGATTGCACAAAATCTCGCGCCTGTTCAAGAATATCTGCCATCTTACAATATTTATAAATTGATTCAATGTAATTCATTGCACACACTCCGTTCATCTGTCCGGCGCGCTGAAAGCGCGCCGGTTATATCCGTTACAAACTAATCTGTTTACGCGTCAGCAGCAAATACAAGCCGATACCGGCAAGAATAAGCGCGCCGCCGCCGTCGCGTTCTTGCATGGTTTCGCCGTCTGCCACCAACACAAAACAGGCAATCGCCGCCGCGATCAACAGCAGGCCGAAAACCTTTTGCGCGATCCATGCAAGCGCGTTTTTTCTTTCAGTGTTCATCTATTTGTTCCTCTTTCCATCCTTTTCCGTGTCCGGCAGGCGCGCAGCGCCTGCCGGTTATATCCGTTATACTTGCGTAACAGTAACGACAGCGCCGTCTAGCATGGACACATACCAGATAGCGCCGTCACAGTCAATCAGACGGACGCGGACGGAATGCCCGTCCGCGTCGAAGGTTTCATCTGTGATATAGTGGCCGTAGCGCAACAGGCCGCGAACGACTTCATTTATTTTCGCCATTTTCGCCTCCGTGCGCCGCGTCGAATTCGTCCTCCATATCTTCAAGCGCTTCCGAAATGCAACTTGAAAGAAGATAGCAGCGGATCGTCACATCGCACGCCTCCGCGCCGTTTTCGGCGAGATAAGACGGTTCACAACCGAACGCGTCGAGCGCCTCGCCCAACAAATCGAGATTATGACAAACGTTTTCCTCCGCCTGCCACGCGTTAAACGTGTAGCTTCCGGAGGCGTTTCCTGTCACGCTATCGCAGATCCATAACTCATCGTTAAGATGATCGGCGAGATCTTCGACCGTGTCATAGTCTGCAAAATTAACGTTTTCACGGATATAATTAACAACATCATTGTAAACTGCTTCGTGATAATCGTATCTTTCCATTATGTAACATCCTTCCCGGCCTTCGGCCTGTCGTGTGTATGTGTCCGGCAGGCGTTAACGCCTGCCGGTTATATACGGTCAATGTCTCGCGTTTAACACGTCGTTGTAGCTATCGCCAAACACAAAGCAACGAATAATGCGATCAATTTCGCGCACGTCCTGCGCGACAAAATCCGCAACACTATAGCCAAATTCAAACGCGGCCGCTTCAATCAAATCGCCGTTTCCGCGCAGATTGTCCGCCGCTGTTTTTGCGTCCTCCGTGCGCCATCCGCAGCCGGTGCCGGTGACAGCCCGGAAAATATCGTCCTCTGTCATATGGCGCTTGCTATCAAGACAAGCGCGAATATCACTACAAATGGATTCACGATAATTGTATTTTTTCATTATGTAATATCCTTCCGGCCGTAGCCTATGGTATTTATGTGTGTATGTCCAGCAGGCGCGCCGCCGCCGTCACGTTCTTGCAATGTTTCGCCGTCTGCTACCAATACAAAACAGGCAACAGCGGCCGCAATTAACAGCGCAGACGGTCGTTAGACCGTTTCGGCTTAAAAAGCAAGCAGACGCTCAAACTGCGCTTTGCTCCAATGCACCATAACAGTTGACAGGTGATGCCCATTAAGCTTTTCCAAAACGTATTCATTCCCCATCAAGTAACGATGAACGGAAAGCGTGTACTGCTCGCCGCGTTCAGCGAAATTAACAGCACCGTTCCTTTCGCAGCGCTCCCACAACTTATCAAATCGCGTCTTCGTCATGTCACATTCTCCTTTTCCATGTTTTCACGTCCTAAAAATTCTATTTGCGTCCTGTGGTACTCTCTTCACCTTGACGCGCTCGCTTTGCTTCATCGCGCGTTTCCCTGGCTAGGATTTCCCACAGGCACAACATTCACTTGACAAGGTACAGCGCGGGCGCTATACTAATAGCGCTATGTACTATGCCTGCATTTCTGCAAGCGCTTCACGCGCTTCGGCTTCCGTCGCGTATTCGATCCCATTCAGAACGAAACCATAATCGGAATACATAAGCGCCACCTCCCTTCTTTCCGTCGCGCGTCGCGTGCGCGTCGGATTGATTGGAGCCTGCAAGCAATTAGATACAAGACTGTGTAAGTGGGCTTGTTATCTCTTGCTTACATTAGGGATTATAGACTAAAACAAGACTATATGCAATTCGCAATGTGAACAAAATTTAGACTATATTGTTGTGCAGTCTGTAGACTTGAACTAGTCTACATTTTATAGTATGATATTTGACTACACTAAAAGGTTGATTTAATGCTTGTCTATAAGATCGATATTTTGCAAGCCCTGAAGAATGCAGGGTATAACACGTATAAGATCAAAACGGAAGGCTTGCTTGCGCAAGGTACATTGCAAAAATTCAGGCGCGGCGAAGGTATATCGTGGTCAAACCTTGATACACTTTGCAGCTTGTTACAATGTCAGCCCGGCGATATCATCGCATATATACCAGACGATCAGCAGCAGCAGGACACAAAGCTATAACGATAACGAATTCACGACAGGCACGGCCAAACAGGCCGTGCTTTTTTTTTATGCCATTCATGCGGCATAAAAAAGATTAACACTGCGTGAGAATTCCGGCTAAACTGTACGATCATATTACACCATTTCCAGCAGCACGTCAAGCCGACAGAAACACAATCGGCGATTTTCACAGCAGTTAGCCTAAATTCTAAATTTAACGCGATCGGCACAAGCACAAGCCGAAGCAGCTACAACGGATAGCGCAATCAAATACAAGCGTTATTTAACGCTTAAATCGTTTTTGTATGCTGACCATCAAACTATACCGGCAAGACCGCAAAACCGCTTACAGATTAAAATTTTCTGTTTCTACGTCTATAAACCGAATGCACAAACCATACAAGTACAAGCACAACAACAGCTTGCGCACCGTCCCGGCCTGACCATCTGCACACGACAGACGCAGGACAGCAGCACACACTATATAGCCACACTATTACAAGCAATATACAAGGCTCTAAGCGTTTGCAATGCCTATAGCTATAGTTACACTACTACACGCGCAAAACAGCATAGAGGACAAATAAACACGGTTAAACAAAAAGAAGCGGAACAAGCAACGGAGCAGGAAGCACCAACGGAAACGAAGATACCATAAAGCAAAAAAAGAAACGGCCTAAATCCGTACATACTCAAAGCCCTTCATGCTTCCGGCCTGCCGTAGTCTATCCGGCTTCCGCGATCCAGCCGGGCTTCCTAGCTTCCTATATCTTAAAATGAGAACGATTACTATTATATAAGCCGAAAACGAAGCGAAAAAGGCAAAATGAGAATGATTATTAAAATTCTTTTTAAGACTTAAAGAAAAATCATCTCTAAAAGTCATTAAAAAATGGGAACACAAAATCTCTTGATTTTTCAAAGCCTCATAGAGACTATAAAGATCATTTCTGTAGCAAGATATACCCCTATTTTAATTCTGCTTTTTCATGGATTGCAGTATTAACACCTGATTTTTATGTGCTATCCGGCTAATGGGGGGATACCTGACATTTCTAGCTTCAAGGCGATTTTGTGACAAATGTCTAGTACATTCATCCACACCTCTCGTTTTCTCATTCCAACCTTAGACAAACCACTCACTCTCTTGGCCTGATAGTATCATTCCAATTGGCTGAATATGAGACTCAATCTCAATTTCGTTCCAACCCATGAGTAGGCTGGTGATTTTGAAGACCCCATAAGGCAGTAGAAAGCAAAAATGACCGTAAAACCAATTTGTCGTAGTGAGGCGACTTCTACCTCCGCAGCTAACATCACGGAGCTAGGAAGGATATGGGGAATAGAAGAGAATATATATACATTAACCGGGAGATTAAGTCTGTAGTTGGATGGTTGCTGCTGACTATGGATTAGTGTGTACGGTTACAAAAGAATCAGCCAAAATTCCAAAAAACAATTTGACTTCTCAGCTTATTTTTGGTATAATAAAAGCATGAAATAGATAGTTTTTGTTGTACGGTATTAAGGGAGGTTATAGAATTTTGGACGATTCCAGATACCAATATTCCATCTTCGACACTGATTTTGAGGTACTATCTACGGGTACGATTGGTGCTTCGAGATCAATTACTCAGGAGCATGAATGTAAAATTATAGACCTTACACAAATGTTTCCGAATCCCATATCGAAAGCTGGGAACAACAACGTAGATAAGGAGCAAACCGTATACCCTGTAAAGGATAAAGACCAACTTCAAGCGATAGCACTATGGCTAAAAGCAAACAAGGATCCCAAATACTACTTAGCATTTGCTATTGGAGTAAATACTGGCCTTAGAGCAAATGAATTGCTGAAACTAAGATGGTCTGATGTTTTATGGTCAGACAAAACCGTAAGATACATTGATGACATTGAAGACACGACAGACAGCATCACCGTATATCAAAGCAAGACGAAAAAGAAAAGAAAAATATTTTTAAATTCAGGATGCCTGTCTGCACTCAAGTGGTATGTACGGAAGACTGGCAGGCAACCCAGCATGGAATGTTTTTTATTCCCTTCGAGAGAGGGCGGAGCTATTAAGGTAGACACGCTTCGTAAGGTTCTGAAAGAAGCTGCACTAGCTTGTGGTGTACGGCAAAACATCGGTACGCATTCATTGAGAAAGACATGGGGATGGAGTGAGTACACATCCAACCCGTCACTTCAGACAAACCGAGACATTGGGCAACTCCAAATGCTATTCGGACATTCCAGTCCTCAGACCACCTTACGGTATCTTGGTATTATGGACGAAGAGAAGAAAGCTCTGTATCACGACATGTCTCTCTGCTTTGAAAACTAACTTTCCGATCCAGATACCTCATTAGTAAATAACTAACTTATCAAGTAATTACAGGCGTCCACGCCTGCATTCAATAGCGTTAAATCCAACTTACGGTTTCATTTATCTTAAACTTCGCTTATGACAGCATTTCATCGCAATGAAATGCGACAGAAGCGCCGCAGGCAAAGATGGCGCACGAGCGCAAGCGAGTAATCTTATAGAATTGCTCCCTGTTTATTAAACAAATGGCATTGTAGTGATTTTTTTTGCTACTTAAAAAACCTAGAGTTATCAATGTTTTTTTCGCCATCATGGCTTTTGTTTTTGAAGAAAAATGTGTAGTCCGGTTACACTTCTTGCGCACTTTCTTGAAATAAGGCCGATCACTTTGTGACTTCTCCATTTTCTCCATGCTTTTCGCCGTTTTTCAGATTTTGCACGTTTTTCTACTTGTACGGCTCAATTTCTTCACGTTTTTCTTGTTTTCGTTGCATTTTCGTTGAGATTTCTCTGACTTTTCTGAGGATTTCACAGTTTGTTCACAGAATCAGGTGATTTTCGTGCGATTTTTTTGCTGTTTCAGGTAACTGTGCAGCGGGGCAGTAGTCACATCTTCCAGCAGGCTGCATTGACTTTCCCTGCCGGAAGCTTTATAGCTTTTGGCAATTAACCGAAGTTCTATAAATAATGCTTGACAAGCATGAGAATAAGTGGTACATTAAAGATGAAATTAACCGAAATTCCAATGGCAGGCATCTCGTCTGGGGTGTCTCTTCTTTAAAAGCAACAACTAGCCGAAATTCTAAAAACTAATAGAGACAGGAGTGTATGTGGATGACGTTCAGAGAGTGGCTTCAAATCGAGCATCCGGACAAGGTTGACGAAAAGTGGGCTGGCGGGTGCTGCGGGTGTCCATGTGATTATGGGTACGAGTCAGGTGTCGCAAAAGATGGGCTTTGCCGTCCTACTCATGATTGGAGGAATAATTGTAGACGTTGCTGGGATAGAGAGTCTGGCCTCGATATTACTGCTTCGTATGATGAAGATGATAAAGAGTCGGTTGCGGGATCGGACGATCTGGACGAGCTGGATGTTGGCAGTGAGGTGGCGTGCAACTATTGTAACCACTACAAGGACACGCCGTGGTGTGTAGACTGCGAGGACAAATGCCACGTGTGTGTGCACGAGGCAGTGTGCAAGTTTAAGGGCGAATTTTTCGGTGAGCGCAAAATCTGCCGAAATTTTTTTAAGACAACTACTAGCCGAAATTCTTAAAAGTGAAAGGGTGTATGTATGAAGTACAAGTTGAAGGATGGAGAAAAATATGGCCTGCCGAAGCAGGTTGAGGCGTTTCAGTACAACGGAGTGCTTTACGGTGAGCCGTGGGTGACGAAAGCGTTCAATGATGGGGTGCTGTTTTGGGACTCAGACGAGTTGGGCGGGTATCCGCGCAATCCGTTCCTAAGAGTTGAAGATGATGATTATAGCGTGGATTGCGGGGATTATCTAATTCTCTGTGGCAACGGTGAGATCGAGATGTGCTCTAAGGATGTTTTTGAGTCCGTGTATACGAAAGGGGTCTGATGGATGGAGAGCCTTGAAGAATACATGAAAGCCAATGGCTACACATTGGGCGAGGATGCAAGGCTATGGAGCGCGATTGGGTATGCAATGATTGCGTTACATGACCTGAGTGTCATTACGGATGAGGAATGGCCGGTTCTTGTAAAGCGGTTTGCTGAGAAAGCTTCGGAGTCTATGACCGAGGTAGGCGATGAGTAAGAAACTGCTGGTGGCCTGTGAAGAAAGCCAGACAGTGTGTGCGGCGTTCCGCGCGGTTGGTTGGGAGGCGTACTCGTGCGACCTTCAGTGGTGCTCCGGCGCACATCCTGAATGGCATATTATTCAGGATGTGCGCCGGGTGATGAATGGTAATTGTAAATTCGTAACGTGTGATGGCGTTGAGCACGAAATAGTTGGACGATGGGATATGATAATTGCTCATCCGCCTTGCACGTACATGAGTGTAGCTGGTGCTTGCCGGATGTATCCGCACAAAGGTCAGATTGACCATGCGCGACTCGAAAAGGCGATGGCTGCGAAAGAGTTCTTCATGGAGTTGTATAACGCTGACTGCGATCGAGTGTGCATCGAGAACCCGACGCCGTTAAAGGTCGTTGGTCTGCCACAAGCGACGCAGGTCATTCAGCCGTACCAGTTCGGGGAACCATGGAGTAAGCGCACGTTGCTGTGGTTGCGCGGTTTGGATACGCTTGAGTCTACAGAAATTGTGGCGGACTATAATCCGTTTGTTCCGAGTGGGACAGGGCGTAAACTTGGCGGCAAAACATACGGCGCGTCAATACCGCATGAAGGAAAGGCAAGAAGTGTAACGTTTAAAGGCATCGCAAAAGCGATGGCAAATCAATGGGGTGATTTAGATAAACAAATGTGCAAGTTGGCATGAGGCCATCAAGGATAGGAGCGTGTATCCGGCAGATAGATGCTGGGGAACGAGAGAATGCGACCCGTGCAGTTGCGGAGGCGATGAGACGAAGTGTGATTTCTATCCTGAGAAACGTGAGACGGCTTCGATGAAAGAGAAAAAACATACTCAGCAAACCAATATCGTTTGGCATAAGGGAAACAAGTTGCCGAAAAAGGATGGCGAGTATCTGTGTTGCGAAGCTCCGTATTTCTTGTATCGAGTGCTCGATTTTGCAACTGATTTGTCTAAAGTGGACGATGAATTCGCTGGTATTCGCCGTCCTGGGTTTTACGATGTTGATAGTGAATGGGGTTATGTCGAGGTAGACGATGTTGCGTGGTGGGCGGAAATCACGCCGGATTGTCCGGGAAAGCGGAATTAGCATGATTGATATTGGATTTGAGCCGCCGCTTGAGCCGCGTGCATATCGTGTGCCGGTTTGTCCCGTGTGCGGATCTGAGACGGACACGATTTTGCGAGATATGGATAACGTTATCGTTGGGTGTCCAGAGTGTGTGGAAGCGGTTGATGCATGGGCATTAGAAAGAGAGGTTGTTGATGAAATTTAAGTTGGGCGACAAGGTGCGCGTGAAAGACAGTTCGAAAGTATTACATTCTCAGCACAGAGGAAGAGTCGGCAAAATTACTTCTGTTGTTTTTTTTGATGTTTATGAGTACGGATATGAGGTCGATTTTGCTCCGGGATATTATTTCTTTGCTGATAGTCTTGAGCATTATGACGCAGAGCGAGATGCCGATATGGAATATAAAGTCGGTGATCGTGTTATTGCGGTTGATAATATCGGTTCGCATCCGAATGGTTCACGTGGAATTATTACTGCTATTTATAAGAACCCGCCACACAACGATGATTTTGATTATCGTGTCAAATATGATGATGATAAGTGCAGCAACCTGTGGAGCAAAATCGTATCTCTTGAATCGGACAGTATTTCTGCGGCCACATCTGAAACGCCTGTCGTTGCACCGCCCGTGCATGGCAAGGAGTCAGTACTGGAAAGCAAAATGGAATATCCGTCGATCGTAATTACTTGTAAAGGCAGAAAAACAAAAGCGGTTCTCAAACGCAACAATGAAGTTTTGAGATGCGCGACGGCAAGTTGCCATCTAGAAGATGATTTTGACCAGTACGTTGGTGCGAGTATTGCGCTTGGTAGACTGTTTGACCGACCGGTTGATATGGATGCTTATGAGCGTACTGAGCACTCCGATATGTCTAAGCCGTTCGAAGGCAAGGCTGTGTGCGTGGAGAAAAATGAGTCATGCCCCATTTCTAAGCGTTTTACCATTGGCAAGGTATATGAGTTTAGCAACGAGTACGTTGTTGGCGACAACGGGGTTTGGTATGCTGCGGCGTCAACGATGGATGAAAACTGGTTTGTCTTGGGTGCAAAATTTATTCCGTTTACTGACGTGAGTCCTACTGCGACACGGTACGAGGGCACGATCGTTTGCGTAGATTCTGATGCCAAAAGGTTTACGCCCGGCAAAGCCTATAAAGTCAATGATGGTTGCGTCTACAATGATGATGGAGTCCTGACGATTAAGGTTGATAGCGATAATATTGATGGCCTTAACGATGAGTTCGATGTCATCGGTGTGCGGTTTGTGGAGTTGGTGCAATCATGAATATCTGTGATGCAATCGAGCTGGCTGAAGCGCGCCTGTATAATGTAACGCATTCTGAAAACGAAGTTCCGGCAGAAGCGGAATTTTACTCGTTGTGCGTCAAGGCTCTGGAGGAATACCGTTGGAGTTACGAGTAAGGAAGCCTTGGACGGCGTGGATAACGGGCTAATCCGGTAAAGAAATTTGGAGCGCCGTCCCGTTTGAGGACGGCGCTCCAAGAAAAGGCTATGCCAGTTGGTTCGATGATGGCTGGTATGGGTGTGGATTTCCGGGCTGTTCTACCGTTTGGAGACTATCGTCAACTTTCGCGTTTCGATTTGATGATATTGGCAAGACGGTATTCTTGAGCGACCCGGATGAAATGGGGGTGATTTAAGTGGGCGATTATATTGACCTGTGTTCGTTGTGTGTCTATGGTTCTCCAAGCAGCTTGAATGGTGGTTGTTGCATTTGCCCGGCTGTTGGACGTGATGTGGTGAATGAATATGACAAAATCCGGTCTATGAGCGACGGAGAAATGAAGGACTGGATCCGTTCACTATGGGACGTTGCGTCGCACATGGGTATGCTCAGAGATAATGAAATTCAGGAAGCCACGCAGAAGGTTGTTGGTAAAACGATGAAGCAGCGAGAAGAGTACATGAGTAAGACGGCTAAGTTATTTCTGGATGATGAAATGGAGGAATGGATGGGTGGATGAGAGAAATCTTGTTGCGGTAAGCATTAAGCATACGATTTCTGGTTGGAAATTTGGGATGCCGTGTTGGCTGTGGGGACGTCGGACAGAGAACGATGAAAAACGGTCGTTCAGTGGCTACACGCAGTATCCTAACGTTGCTGAAGTATATTCGCTTAAAGAATGGCAAGAAAGTGGATACGGCGCAGGCGATGTGTGTAAAGTGGACGAGCCTGTGCAGATGTGCATTGGCTTCTGCAAGAAATGGAAGAAATATGATACCGTGCTTGTCCCGTTAGACCAGTACATCAAATATTGTGAGTGTGCTTGTCTGCCGCTTGATAAGCCGAAGGAGAGTTGACGATGAGTGGGTATGTTTCAAAGGATCAAGTGATTGAATGGTTTCGACCGTATGGTCATGTGAATGAAGGTATTCCATACTACGAGCTTGTTACGGATATTCGTGATATGCCAGATGCAGATGTTGTCCCTACTGCGAAATGGACATTTGTTAGTGAAGGATTGCCGCCGGAGGGTAAGTTGGTTCTTTGTTGGTATGCGTATTTCCGTTCTCGTGCTTCTAGATTGATTCAAACGTTTGTTATTGGATACCAGTATGGTGGGCGCTGGATTGGAGAGAAAACCGATAGGCGTGAAGGCGTGATAATCGCGTGGATGCCTCTACCTGAGCCGCTTGTGAAGGGAGAGAAAAATGACTAAAGAGAAAGCTATCGAGACTTTGATTGCCTCGGCGATTTGTTACAGCCCGATTTTATCATGCGATGAGTGCCCGGCCTATAAGAGAGAACTGTGCGATTGCGATTTGCCGACAAATGAAAAAGTTGAACAGGCTATTCGAGTGCTGCGCGATGGAGGTGTGGACTGATGGTTTACAGGGTATTTGTTGCAGATGAGCGGAACTTGGAGGTTAGTCATGAGGCTGATTAACGCATACGATCTGAAACAACTTCTGCTTGAGGAACGTGCTCAAGTGCCTGATGGCAAGTTTGGCGATTTAGTGCGTTGTGGTATCAGGAAGGCTTTAAGATGCATGGAGCAGTGTGTTCCGGTTGAGATTGTCTATTGCAAGGATTGCAAATACTGTTCATTTGGTAATTGTGAGCATCCTCGACATCATGGAGTCTTGCCTTCGGCCTATCCTTTCGATTTTTGTAATTACGGGGTAAATAAACATGGAAATTGACGTTTGTCCTGTGTGTGGCGCGAATCTCTTTCACACGACGATTCATGCGTCTGTGCTGATTGATTGCCATTTTTGTGTGGAGTGTGGCTATCGTAGAGAGAAGATCCGTAAGACGCCAGGTTTGAAATCCGGTCGGTGTGTGACTGGCAAGTATAGAGAGGTGCGCTATGGAATTCGATAGGAATTTCGAACCGAATGTTGACGATGCGAGAGCCGTTATCGCTGATCTGAAATATTTGCTTCGCAACAACCGGAATCATATACATCTTTCTCCGTCTGCGAGTGCTGCTGTTTCGCAAGCTGTGCAGGTAATTGAGGATATGATTGAGTCGCGGCAGGCAGACTACAAGATTTTTCGTGCTTACATGGATGGCGTGAGGCAGGCAGATGTAGAAATTAAACGGTACATTGAGCAGTACCAAGAAAAATTGTCGAAATATGAAGGCGAGGATGTTGTATGAGAAGAATTGAATATTATCGGGCGATGAGTCCAGATTTGCTGGCGTATGCAATGAGCCAAAAATGTATTCGTAGTATTTGCGATATTGTCTGTGACGGAGATTGCGCGGCAATCCCGAATCTCCAATATTCGTCGAATGAGGTTTGCCGCAGGATCATCCGGGATTGGCTAAATGAAGAGATCTGAAGGGACGATAGCTAATAAAAATTAAAGTTTGTGACTCGATCATGGGCAGTGGCAAGACCGAGAGCGCCATTACTCAGATGAACGAGGACTTAGACAGTCGGTACATTTTTGTGACGCCGTATCTTAGTGAGGTCGAGCGTATCAAGAATGGTTGTCCGGAGCGCAATTTTGTAGACCCACAAGATTGTGGTGAAGGAAAATACTCTGATTTTGTGCGTCTCTTGAAAGAAAGGCGGTGTATTGCTACAACACACGCGCTATTCAAAAGATGTGATCCAGAGATGACGCAACTTATTCGTGATGGTCATTATAAACTCATTTTCGATGAGTCGTTTGAGGCTATTAAAGAGGTTGCGATCAATGCGAGTGATTTCAATATGCTTAAATCATTGAATCTTATTAGCGTTGATCCAGATGGATACATCGAATGGATATCAACAGATGACAACAACACGCTTTCGAAGAGATATAAGGACATATTCTCTTTTGGCTATATGAGACGATTCAATAACACAGTTTTCGTTTGGACGTTTCCAGTTGACGTGTTTAAGTCTTTTGAAGAAGTTATTATCTTGACGTATCTGTTTAATTCTCAGGCGTGTAAGTATTATTTTGATATATATGATGTCGCATTCGAGAAAATTGGTACGGTATTTGAAAATGGGCATTACCGGTTCAGTACAGACATAAGGATTCCTGACTATGCGCGGTTGCTGAAATATAAAATTTATATTCTGGACAATAAAAAGATAAATTCGATTGGCGATAAATCAACGGCATTATCGGTTGCGTGGTACAAAAAGAATCTAAGTGGTGATGATAAGGCGTCAGTTCGGCAACTCAGCAAAAATTTGGCGAACGTTTTTGGCCATATTTATAACGCGAACAGCAAAACGGCTTTGTGGACAACCTACAAACGCTACATGGATGATGTTGCAAATGGACGATGGAAAAAGAGTTACCTGCAATGCGCAGCACGAGCCACCAATGAGTATAGAGACAGATGCCATCTGGCCTATTGTATCAACCCGTACATGAATCCGTTCATGAAACGCTATTTTTATAGCTATGGCGTCGAGGTAAAAGAGGATGAGTATGCTCTGAGTGAGATGATTCAGTGGGTATGGCGAAGCGCGATTCGAGACGGAAATGAGATTTGGATTTACATTCCGAGTTCCAGAATGAGACGGCTGTTTTCTAATTGGCTGGACGAGCTGGCAAAAGGTTAACGAAGGGAGTGCGTGAATGAGCGATATTAAAGAAACTGTCATTGAGCATATCTACGGAGATACTTGGTGTGGAATTTCTACGAGCGAATGGACTTGGCGTAATAAGATCCTGAAACTCAAAGATAAATTTCCTGACAGTGTACAGATTGTTGCGGACAATGAGGATGGCAGTCTATACGCCAAGATTCCGTTTAAGTTGGTAAAGATTTCGAAGCCCAGACAGGTTCAGATGACAGACGAGCAACGAGCTGCGTCTGTTGAGCGGCTTAAAAAAGCAAGAGAGATGAGGGGAACAAAAACGTAATGGCAAATAGACGAGGCACGTGCCTGTGGTGCGAACAATGTGAGGCGTGCAGTACCAGATGCGGTCACTACACACCGGAAGATGATTTTAATATGAGCGAGTCATTTTACATGAGAATCCTTTGTGAAAATGCAAGGACATATAACAACATTACTAAGGATTTTAGTCACGGTGGTGATATTTTATAAGTAACACTAAAGCGGTCTATATCATTTCAGCGGATGCCAAGGATTTATTTCTCTCTAACTATTCCAATGACTTCTGTAGTGGGTATGGAATTAGATATCGGACGGGGGATAATCGTGGTGCGATCAATACGAGGAAGTTTATAAACACCTTAGATTACAGTAAAGACCTTATTAAACTTCCTGAAATCTATGAGAAAGTCTACAGGCGAATGGACTTTTCATTCAATATCCGAGGCAAGGAGTATTGCAGAAGAGTTATTAACGTCACGTTTAAGTATAGCGTAAAGGAGTATAACCGCTTTGGGAGCGGTCTCTATATCAAATTTGGCTATACCCAGTCCGACGTGACTATGAAAGATGGAGTGTGTCTAATTGATGGTGAGTTGGCCGCAATTCAGCTTGGACAGCCAGTAGACAACCCAATTTCAGATGAATTGCTCGGCGATTACTTCTGTTTCGAGGATGGCGCGTACCAACTTACAGGCAAGGCAATGAAAGTCCTGTACTCGGTGGCGCAACTCCGTGAAAAGTTGTACAAGGATGGATTTGTTTGTGATGGCATTCGATTCTGCCGGTTTAAGCGGAGCAGCGGCAGTAGCCGTGTAGGTAAATGCTTGTTCATAGACGAAAAACTGTACAGTCGTATTCACAAGTGGGAAATGTGTGGACTCAAGATCAAGGAAGGGCAGCAGGTCGACTTGGCAGCTCTCGAAGCGTATATTGCGCTGTCGTTGAGCAGCATTATCGGACTGATTAGCATCCGGCCTGAGAATTTCTTAGTCATTGACGATTACAATAGCGTATTCAAAGACAAGGTTATTGCTGTCAAGGCGGACAGCGATGGTTGGCTCACATCTGCGCCGGAGGAAGTTGAGGTCAGCAACAGCATTTGGGACGGTCAGTCTCTTGTTGATAAGAGTTTGCTTGGAGAGTACGAGGACAAGGGCATGGTTCTCTTGCGAAACCGTTTCTTCAAGTCAGCGTGCTTCAACTGTAACCTTCAGCAATTCTTTGCAGATCACGGAATCACGGATGTCAGTCAACTCAATGGCCGGACAATTGCCAATGATATTAGTGATGTTAAGATCGTTACGACGCCGAGCAGTATCAAATACCTGAAATTTGGTACGCTTGAAAAATGGTTGCAGTTGCTTGATGAGGACGGAGACTTCGGTGTAGTGAAATACGAGAAACCGACGCATTTCTTTGACGGCGACATGGTTCAGACGCACTACCAACTCTTGAACACCTTGCAGATGTCTCAGGACGATGTGTCAGCACTTGTACAACCGTCTCTTGACTATCTGAGTCTTATTCAGAGTGACCCGACCATCTTGAGATTTCATATCAAGCACGGTGGAGCTGATGAGAAAATCTCGTCTGCTGCAACGACAAATGATGTTGTGTATCAGATGCTTGGGCTTACTGATAAGTTTTCTGGAACAAAACTGTATCATGAGTTTGTGCAGGATGTCTCGCGTGCATTCAAAAAGAACTTGCGGCGAGGGCATTTGTTGGTACATGGCAACTACTCGACGTTGCTTGGCAACCCGATTGAGATGCTGTATTCAGCAATCGGCCAATTTGATGGGTCGAGTCAGATTGGTGTCGGAAATGTGTACAACAAGAGTTTTGCCTTCGGACAAACTCTGCTTGGTAGTCGTAGTCCTCATGTGACAGTGGGGAATGTATGGATAACCCAAAATAAAGATAACGCGGAAATTTCGCGGTATATCAACGCGACAAATAATATTGTGTGCATCAATAGTATTGGAGAGAACGTACTGATGCGTTTGTCAGGTGCGGATTAACCTCAAAAGTCCGCCATGAGCAGGAATGTTCATGTAAAAAGGTTGGTGAACCTCTAAATAGAGGGTGTCTCAAACGAGGCTAACGGTAGAAATCTAAACATAACACAGAAGTAAATTATTGATTTCATTAAAAGGAGGTGGCAAATGGAAGAATATAGACCGGTGAAGGGATATGAGGGGTATTATGAAATAAGCAACTTTGGCAATTTGCGTTCCGTTGACAGAATCGTTGTGCGCAACGATAATGTTAAACATCATTACCGTAGGCGGTATATGACAAAGAGGTTTAATCGGGATGGCTATCCGACTTATAAGTTGTCAAAGGATGGCGTCGGTAAAATCAAATTTGCGCATAGGCTTGTCGCAGAAGCGTTTTTAGACAATCCAAATCAATATAGCGATGTGAATCACATTGATTCTAATAGGGCGAATTGCAATCTTGATAATTTAGAATGGCTGGATCACAAAAGTAATGTCAGTCAATCTATTTCCGAGGGAAGGCATTTTTGCACGCGAGATATTAAATGGGCGAATAATCCTAACTACGGGAATACGACGTTACATGAGTTTTATCAACAACATCCAGAGGTTGCGAAAACATTATTGTCTCGTAAGGGAACACATAATGGGCGTTCGAAACCCGTAGTTTTGATAGACAATGATAATGGTACGTCTATTCCTTTCGGCTACATTGGTGAATGTGTTGACTATTTGATTAAATCATTTAACTTAGATGTTAACGTGGATTATGTAAGACAACGAATTTCCACGGCTGCTAATAATGGGAAGCAATATCTAGGTTTAAATTTCAAATTTATTTAATGTGTTATTGCATGATGTTACCGTGCCAAGGCTTTTGCGAAAGTGAAAGTAAGGTGTAACGATCACCGGAAATAAGCTAAACAGCAATGCACGCTTAGACCGGGTACACTGCGGTGAAACTCCGTAGCTTGGAAGCGCCAGCCCACCTATGAAGGTGAATGAGATGATCTACTCCCGTACTAAAATATCGGGAAACCGAGGGTATAAAGGTTTGACAGCGATGTGGTTATGCTAACAGACAATCCAATCCTAATTGGTGCAGCACAAAAGAACTATGATAAGTTTCTTGTGCCGACGAGTCTTGTTGATGCCAAAAAGGTCGTGCGCCATTACACGAAAGAAGAGCAGGCTGATTTGGATATCAAGACATCTGTAAACAAGATCGGCGAGATCGTGAATCTATCGCAGGAACTCAATACAAAACTTTGGGACTTACTCAACGGCGGTTGTAGTTTTGAAGATGTAGAGGAACTGTATTGCGACATTGCAAAATTGGATATTCTTTCCGGAATTGAGATCGATAAGGCGAAGAAAGAATTTGCAGTTGATAGTGTCGCAGAAATCAAAAAACTGAAAAAGAAATATTGTGAGCACGATGAGCGTGGACGGCAAATCAAGCCGAATTTCTTCGGAAAGATTGCTCGAATGAAAGGGTATTACGACAGCGAGAAGAAGAACTATCGGTTCCATGATACGTCGATGGATTACCTTCAGCATTGTTTGAATGGCAACAGAAATCCAAATTACAAGTCTGAGACGATTCCGTTTTCTGACCTGCTCAAGCCGAATGAGTCTCGGCAGAGTGTGTGGTATCCGCAGGTCAATCGGATTCTTGGCCTCGTGCGAAACATGAGAGATCAAGTTAAAGCAGTCTGGAATAGTACGGACGATGGGCTTGACAATGAGATGAAGGCTATTATGACGGCTGAAATCAAAGACGAGTGCCAGCAGTACATCAAGGCAATCCATCTGAATCCGAACACGGCGTATCGTCTGTTGCTGGCGATTGAAGATCCGGCAAACAAGGATATTTCGCGCAGCTTGTTCTCCATGTTGTTCTCAATCCCGAATGACAATTTTGTCAGTTTGCTTGAAGAACGGCGAGAACCGTTGCAAGGAATCGTTCAAACGGACGCCGGAACCATTGAAATCTACGGTCGCAGGTATCGTAAAGTCCCTCTGTTATCAACAAAAACAGCGTGAATTTTCGTTAAAAATGCACAAAAATTTGCGATTTCGCAAGATTTAGAATTTTGGCTAATTGCAGAAACCGTTGAAAACACTAGGTTTTTTAGATTGGTCAATTTGTGGTCATATAGGATGGGGAAGAAATTCTCCATCCTATTTTTGTTGTTAAAGGATGATTGATTTTTGGTTCCTATCACTAAGGATGAGAAAATGGCGCTGATGAAGCAGTTCCCGCACAAGACGTATCCGCGCACGATGAAACAGGACTCGAAGCGCGGCCACTATTATTGCGTCGAAGAACCTAGACTTATGCGAGCGCTGAGAGAGTATCGACAGTCGAGGGTAATTGAGACGCATACCGCAAAGCGGCGTTGATGGGTGGTGCGTGTGTGAACCCGAAATATGCAAAGCATGAAAATGAAAGCGATTATGAGTATGGTCTAAGGCTGATTTCCATCAAGGTCGAGGAATCGCCCGATGATCTCGACTGGCAAGACATCGTTGAGGCGCTTGACCTCAATATTCACAGAGACAGTCTGCGCAAGGCTGCGTCCACGACTCCGTATTCCGGTTACGCTGTCATGCAGTATTTCAAAAAGAAATACGCCTGTGAGCAGGTTGCAGATGGCGGCAATTACGCTGATGAGATTGATGTGAAAATCGGTCAGATGCGCAAAGAGGCAAAGAAGCTCTTTGACCAGCGCCGTGAGTTTAATAAGCTCGTGGATAAGCTCGGTAGGGAAGAACATCTTGAAGACCAACTTGTAGATGCAGCGAATCGTTTGAATGAGCTGCAACCTCTTGTCGAGCAGAAAGAATTTATTCATTATGGTGATAACGAAGCTATTGTTGTGTTTGCTGATTGGCATTACGGTCTTGTAGCGGACAACATTTGGAATCACTATGACACAGATGTTTGCCGTGAGCGAGTTGAAAAGTTCGTATCTAAGGTAATGAATCGTTTGCTCCTGCACGAATGCAAACGGTTGCACGTCGTGCTCCTTGGCGACGCAGCTCATGGAGCGATTCATACATCTTGCCGCGTTGCGTCCGAGGAACTTGTGTGCGATCAGGTCATGCAGGTATCTGAGATTATGGCACAGGCGATTTCTAGTCTTGCGGATTGTGTCGATGAGACGGTTGTTCATGCGACATATGGTAATCACCTCCGCACGGTACAGGATAAGAAAGATAGTATCCATGCTGACAACATGGAACGGCTGATTCCGTGGTGGCTTCAGCAGCGCCTTAAAGACAGAATGGACATTGTATTCCCGTCTGCGGAGTATTATGAGTTTCTATACTTTGACGTCTGTGGCTACAAGGTTTGCGCGACGCATGGCGACCTTGATTCTGTGCGTGATGCAGGCCGTAAACTCAATACGCTGTTTATGAAGAAGTATGGCAGCGGGATTGACTACGTACTCCTTGCAGATAAACATCACATCGAAGAATTTGAGGAACTTGGCATTGACTCAATGATTGTGCCTAGTCTTTGCGGCGTTGATGAATACGCCAACAATAAACGTCTGTATTCTGCTCCGGGACAGTTGATGCTCGTGTTTAATGAACGCGATGGCAAGGATGCGACGTATCAAATTAGACTTGATTAAAGGACTGAATAATAATAGAGAACAAGCACACGAAAGAAGACCTAAAAGAGATGCAGTCGTGGCCGCTTGAGCGAAAGATTCAAGTGACGCAGACACGCATCATCGAATGGTATCAGAAATTTAATGGACAGGTTTACGTCTCATTCTCAGGTGGAAAAGATAGCACGGTATTACTTGACATTGCACGTCGTATTTATCCGGACATTGAAGCTGTGTTTATCAACACGGGATTGGAATATCCAGAGGTGCGGCAGTTCGCTTTATCAAAGGAGAATGTGACAGCGTTAAGACCGGAGATGGATTTTCGGACGGTTATTAAGGCGTATGGCTATCCTATTATAAGCAAAGAGGTAGCAAGATATATTGATGTTGCGCGTCGCAATCCGAATGGAAGGGTCGCTCAAAAATTTATTGTCGGAAATGAACATGACGTCAAATATGGCGGCAGATTTTCGGTTATTAAGTGGTCTACATTAAAAGATTCAGATATTCCTATTTCTCATATGTGCTGTCAAATCATGAAAAAGAATCCCTCAAAGCGTTTTGAGAAGCGTACTGGTAAAGTGCCGATTCTTGCGACGATGGCTTCCGAAAGCAGATTAAGGGAAAATGCTTGGGTGAAGAATGGATGCAACGCATTCGATGTTGCTCGTCCTACCTCTCAGCCTATGTCTTTTTGGACAGAGCAAGACGTGTTGAGATACATTAAAGAGTATAATGTGCCTTACGCTTCCGTGTATGGTGAGATTGTTGAAGACAAGGACGGAAAATTACAAACGACCGGCTGTCATCGTACAGGTTGCGTGTTTTGTGGTTTCGGTTGCCATCTTGAGAAAGAGCCGAATCGTTTCCAACGCCTCAAGATTACACATCCAAAGTTGTGGAATTATTGTATGAAGCCATGGGGTGAAGGCGGATTGGGTATGAAGGAAGTCCTTGAGTTCATTAACGTGAAAATTGAATAATATAGCAAGTCAAGTTAGAAAGGTTGAACTAAAATAAAGAAGATTGATATTGTAAATAAGCTCTATGATTTGGGATATCGAAAATCTCAGAGTCGATATGTTATCGACGATATTTTTGAGATTATTTCTGATGCCATTATCAAGAGAGAGCGTGTTGTCATTAGGGGCTTTGGAGCATTTGATGTGAAAATGCATAAGGGTCGTATGGGTACTGACCCGAAAACGCTTCTGCCTATGCCGTATGACGATTATCCGGTCATCACGTTTACACCTGGTGATCTGTTGAAGGAATCTGTGAAGACTGGCAAGAAGGTCGAGCATATGTATTGTAAAGAGCCTGAGCCGGAGTCGGAAAAGTAAGTAAAATATGCCCTCGGAAGTTTGCGGACTGGCCGTGAAAGCTCGACGTTTGCGGACACATGAGAAAGGCCTTGGATTGAAGATTTGTTGCTGAAAGGCACTGTAGTATCGTGAAGGATATTTTTTTGAGAATCATCTGAAATTCTCAAAAAAGTTGTTGACAAGTTGAGAGCCATATGATATATTGAACTTACAATCAACCGAAATTCTTCACGGCGTTGGGACGTGGTGTAATGGTAACACATCAGACTTTGACTCTGATATCGTGGGTTCGAATCCCGCCGTCCCAGCCATGCGGGTTTTTAGCTCAGATGGTTAGAGCGGCTGACTCATAATCAGATGGTCGGGGGTTCGAATCCCTCAAAGCCCACCATACAGTAGGGCTGGACAAGTCCGAACTTAACGCTCGTGGAGATCATGCAAGACCCGCCTATTTGGTGGGCTACGGTCAGCGAAGCGAGAATCTCTTGTCTTTAGTCATGGGGAGTGTCAACTGCTTCTATAGCTCAGTTGGTAGAGCGGCTGATTTGTAATCAGCAGGTCGGGGGTTCGAGTCCGTCTGGAAGCTCCAATGGCCGTTTGTGCCAACCCAATAAGCCTCTGCTAAAGCAAGCGTATCATGTTGGGTCGTGTGTAAAAGTGGCGAAATCGTGCTGCTTTTGGGGAGACTCATTGCTGAGATGAGCACAGTGACGACTCTTGTTTTCAATCGCGTATGGAGAGGCGGTTAGTTGCGTAGGCTCAATGCGCTGCTAATCGCCGAATTTGTCGGTGTGATGGAATTGGTAGACGTGCTTGACTCAAAATCAAGTGCCGCAAGGCGTGCCGGTTCGAGTCCGGCCACCGGCACCACAATAAAGGAAGTGCTAGATATATGACTCGTGGCGAGAAGGTTTACTATGCTATACTTTCTTTTTTCGTGTTACTTCTAATTTTCTTTGGTCTGGATATTTTGACTGATAACGGGTTTAGCGATGGCAAACGCGGGTCGTATACGCCTTACACATACGAAGTACTGTCTGTAAATCAATATGTGTACACGAAAACAGATAATTTCGGAAGATCAAGAGGTGCAGAGTTGCGCTATGCTTTCACATATGTTGATGGCGACGGCGCGTTGCATACGGTCGATGATTTCGAGAATCTTGAGTATGGAAATATGAAGGTCTGTGTCGCCGATTCAAATTTGTATGTCCATGATTACGTGCGCGGCATCAGATATCTGTATCTTACGCGCGACACATTGGCGAATTTTAATTAAGGCTCACATATGGAGAGTTACCGAAGTGGTCATAACGGGGCGGTCTTGAAAACCGTTAGGCGGCAACGCCACGTGGGTTCGAATCCCTCACTCTCCGCCATTCCAAATATTTTGCAAAGGGGATTATAATTTTTGCAGTCGAGAGTCTTTGATATTATTGAAAAAGAAAAGCACCGTCAGGAAATCACTTGTGAGCTGATTGCAAGTGAGAATTTTGTGTCTGAAGACGTTATGAGGGCTGTTGGTTCATGCCTCACGAATAAGTATTCTGAGGGCTATCCGGCCGTAAGAGCGTCTGGCAATAAAGGTCGCTATTACGGTGGCTGTCGGTATGTCGATGAGCTGGAAGAGTATTGCTGTGATAAGTGGCGTGAGGCGTTTAACACTGACTATCATGTCAATGTGCAACCGCACTCTGGATCTCAGGCCAACATGGCCGCTTATTTTAGCGTGCTAAAACCGGGCGACACGATTCTTGCTATGAGTCTTGATAACGGCGGACATCTCACGCACGGCTCTGGCGTGAATTTCAGTGGCAAGTTGTTTAACACCGTGTTTTACAACGTGGATGCAAATGGTTTTATCGACTACGACGATATTGACCGCAAAATCAAAGAGAGTAATCCGGCTCTCGTTCTCGCTGGTGCATCTGCTTATAGTCGCATCATTGATTTCGAGCGCATCTATAATATTATTAAGGCAAACTCGACTGACGAGTATAAGCCGTATTTCATGGTGGATATGGCACATATTGCCGGACTCATTGTTGCTGGCGATCATCCGTCCCCGTTTGGTCTTGCTGATATTATCACGACCACGACGCATAAAACGTTGCGTGGCCCGCGCGGTGGCATGATTTTCTGCCGTCCTGAGCTTGCAAAAAAAGTGGACAGTGCTGTATTCCCGTGCTGTCAGGGAGGCGCGCTTCAGCACGTCATTGCCGGTAAGGCTGTTGCAGCCGAAGAGGCGTGCACTGATGAGTACAAAGAATATATTCATCGTGTGGTTCGTAACTGCAAGGCGATGTGCGATGAGTTTATTCGCCTCGGATACAAAGTTGTGACTGGTGGAACTGATAACCATCTGTTTTTGCTTAATCTGACTGATACCGGCTTGACCGGTAAAGAGGTTCAGGACGAACTTGACCTGCATGGTATTACGCTAAACAAGAATTGCATCCCGAACGAGACGCGTTCCCCGATGCAGACGTCTGGCGTAAGAATCGGAACTGCGGCCATGACCACGAAGGGATACGACGAGGACGATTTCGTGAAAGTGGCACAAGAGATTGACGTGGTCATCAAAGATATGATGCGGAGAAAGGAGATGCAGTCATGAAGGACGAAGAATGGGGTATTGTAATGTCCCAAGAGGACGATTGGGCGTAATGCCATGAAATAAGAGAGTTTGACCCAGCCGGTTATCGGCTGGGTCTTTTGTATTTTCCGAAACGAAAGGTGGTGTGGGCGTGGCATACAAAAATTTGAAAGCTCCCGCCAAAAGGCCGAAAAAGGCAACGACGGCGAAAAAGAAGGTCGTAAAGAGTGCAAAGCCGGTTGAGATTGAACCGATTGTGGAAAGCGACGATGTATACCGGTGTACTTGCTGCGGCCACAAATACAAGAAGCAAGAGACGAACTTTTCTGCGTCAAAGTCTCCTATTTATAAGGGGAACAACGGGTATCTGTCTATTTGTAGAAACTGTATTGCGGAATTGTATGAGCAATATGTCAAGTTTTATGATGGAGATGAGGATGCTGCGGCGGAACGGATCTGTCAGATAACAGATATGTACTTTGACAAAGACATTTGGGCGATGTCGCGCAAAATCAGCAATCGCTCAGAGGGTAAGCCGCGAAATCGAGTCAGTGTGTATGTGTCTCGCTTGAATTTGCGTGCGGCGAGTGGTGCAACAACATATTCAGACACACTTGTGCGTCAGTGGGAAGCTAACGTTGAGAATGCTGAAACCGTAGAAGAGGTAGAGCAGAACGAAGATATTGAAGTCCCTGTTGAGACTGTAAAGCGGTTTGGTACTGGCTTTAAAGAGGGTGAGTATCAGGCTTTGCAGGACGAGTACGACAGTTGGGTCACGAAATATGGTGAGCCTGAAGATAAACGTCAAGAGGAACTTTATGTGACGATCTGCTATATGAAGTTGAACCTGCAAAAAGCAACGCGCTCTGACGCCGGTGGTGTTGGTGCTCTTGCAAACTCGTACAAGCAGTTGATCGAGGCTGCGACTACGGAGATTGAAGATCGCAAGCGCAAGGTTGAGGCTGAAATGGAACTGAAACCGCTTGGTGTCCTATATCGAGACATTGAGCAGTTTACTCCGGCTGAGTTTTATAAGGATAAGAAACTCTATAAAGACTTCGATTACTTGAAAGAGTATGTTGAACGTTTTATAAAGCGTCCGTTGAAGAATCTGCTGACCGGCTCTAAGGAGCTGGATAAGGAGTTCAACTTGTCTGAGACTGAGGGGTGATTTTGTGGCGACAAAGCAAAAACCTCTCGATTATGACAAACTTATGGATGACCGCCAAAAACATTTGCATGAAAATTTCTCGCAGAACAGCTATCTTGGCGACCCAAACCATGTAAAGAAAGTGCTTCTGTGGATGACGTTTTGGCGGCGAAATCCCGGCAGATTTGTTGAATATTATTTTGGGATTACGTTGCATCTCTATCAGCACATTATTCTGATGCTGATGGATTACTATCCGAGCATCTGTATTGTAGCTGCCAGATCTGCGGCGAAGTCATTTTTGATTGCAGTGTGGGCGTGCAAGGAAGCTATTTTGCGACCGGGTACAAAGGTAGTTGTGGCGTCAGGCACAAAAGGACAGGCAAGACTAATTGTCTCTGAAAAAATCAGAAAAGAGATTTTGCCAAATTCGCCATTACTACAAGAAGAGATAGACGTGATTAAAGACAGCCAGAATGACATTGAAGTCACGTTCAAAAATGGGTCTTCTGTGTCGGTTGTCACAGCGAATGATAATGCTCGTGGCCGTCGTGCTACGGTCAATATTTACGAAGAGTTCCGTGTCATTGATAAGGAAGTCATCGACCGTGTTCTTTCTCCGTTTCTTGTCATTCGTCAAGTTCCGTTTATCCAGAAGCACAGCGATTATGCTTCGCTCGTGGAAGAGCCAAAGGAAATCTATATCAGCTCTGCATGGTATCGAAGCCATTGGATGTGGGGGTTAATCAAACTCTTTACAAAGAGTATGATTACAAATGATGATGCCATTGTAGTTGCTATGGACTACTCGATTGCTTTAAAACACACAATTAAAACGCGAAACTTCTTAATCAGAGAACGGAAGAAGCTAGATACGGTTTCGTGGCAAATCGAGTATGAAAACTACATGATTGCAGAGAACACGAATGCGTATTTCACATATGAGATGCTGAATAAGAATCGCGTCTTGAAACGACCGTTTTATCCGCGTCGGAATGTGGATGTAGCAAGCAGAGTCAAAAACAAATATATTCTCCCGAAGCAAGAGGGAGAGGTCAGAGTTGTTTCGTGCGATATTGCCCCAGAGGGCGGTAGTGGCAACGACAACTCTATTTTTACGTGCATCAGGCTTTTGCCTGAGAGCAAAGAGTATAAATCGTCTGACGTAAGCGGCGACCATGTTGCTGTCAAGCAAGGGTATCGCCGTCAAGTCGTTTATCTTGAAGCACAGACAGAGTTTGAAACGAGCAAGCAGGCAATCAGAATCAAACAGTTGTTTACGGACTTTGATGCAGATTACTGCGTGCTTGATACCAGAAATGCGGGTATACTTATGCCCCTTCACACGGAAACGTGTGTTGACAAAGCGCGAAAGAAAGCGGGGAAGCTGAGAGGCCAATCCGAGTGGAAGGCTATGGGTAACGCCATAGTCACACGCAACGCATACAGACTGAACCCGATTTGTCGGAATATAACGTCTGCACGAGTTCGCGCTGCCTAAAACTCATCTTGAGTCATGGCAAAAAGGTATGCTGATCTATCGGGAAGTCAACTGGTAGAGCTGTGGGATAAAAAACCCATAGGGTAACAAATGGTAAGTATATACGACTCTCTTGCCAAGGTGCTTTATGACGAAGAACGCAATGTTGAGTATCCGCCGTGGACGTGCATGAACGACAAGGACTTGGCTGCACGTTGTGTCATTGCCGGACAGCGGCCTGTGCTTTTCTCAATCAAGGCGAGTTTGAAGATGAACAGCGAAATTGCTGTTTGTATGAGAACAACATTGCAGAATAAGATGTGTGAGCTGCTTATTAACCAGCAGGAGGGCATTGAAGAAATCCAGAGATATGTGCCTGAATATGCGACTGCGGATGTGGATACGCAGCTTTTTTATGAGCGTCCTTATCTTGAAACCAGTGCTCTTATCAATGAGATGATTGCGCTTGAGTATACGCTGATGGGTCAGACGAATGCCATCAAAATTGAGGAACGCTCTGGTATGTGCAAGGATAGATATACGTCCTTGTCGTATGGTAATTACTTTGCTGAGTTGTTGGAAAAGGATCTGTTCGCAGACAACTCGGATTATGAATTTTTGACACTTGTTAACTAAAGAATGGGGGTGAAATGCTTTTGGCAAACAGTTTTTGGGCAAGGCTTTTTGGCCTTGACTCTGAACCGGAAAAGGCTGTGCAGGACGTAAGCGAACAGCAGAGCATTCAGTTACCGGCTGACGGCAACAACTGGAATACAGAAATCGGCTCCGCCTATCTGATGATGGTTGGATACAACCGGCGTAAATCAGCACCGTATTCTACGGACGAGGTTCTGCGCATGGCGAAAAACCCGCAACATAACATCAAGGAACTTCGCCAGTGGTCGCAGTGGGCGTACTACTCAAATGGCACGGTCACAACGGCGATTGACAGCCTAGCAAGCCTCCATTCACTTGATTATGTCGTGGTTGCGAGGCCGAAAAAGCATGGTGCAAAAAGAAACGGGTATAAAGCGCAGGCGGATAAGATGAATAGCGTTTTGCGTTCGTTGCGATACAAAGAAGTAATTCGTGATGCGATTTTTCGTGATGCGAAAGACGGTATGTATGTCGCGTACATGGAGACAAAGACTGCGAATCCCGTGCAAAGTTCTATGCTGAGTGATGTTGATGTGAGCAACATCACAGAAATCAATGCAACTGGTGTAAATGCAACGGTAATTCCTTTACCGATTGAATATACGCGAATCGTTGGTCGCCGCAATAATTGTTATGAGTTAGCGTTTGATCTCCGGTATTTTGATGAAATAACCGACGAGGACACCCGTAAGCGAAAACTGCAAGCCTTCCCGAAACAGATTCGTGATGCGTATCAAAAGTATACTGCTCATGAATTTACTAATGGTGCGTGTTGGGTGCGTCTTGACTGGCGCAAGACGATCGCAACCAAAATCAAGAGTGAGCAGAGCGACCCGTATGGTGTCCCGTTTGCAGTGGCTGCACTTGATGATATAGATTACGCTAAATATTTTGTTGATACCAAACGTCGCGTGCTCGACACTGTGAACAATCAGATTTACTATGAGACGTTCCCTGAAGGCAAGGATAAGGGCACATCTGCTCTAACGCAGGCGCAACAGCAGGCGCAGCACGACACGGTAAAACAGGCGCTCACGCAACGTGCAAACGGCACTGGCGTTTCGTTCTTCTCGCTGGCATCTGGCACAAAAATGGACAGACTCCCTGTCGATATTTCTCTGCTGGATGAAGAGAATGAGAATGCAATTAAAGAAGACGTGAATGAGGACATTGGCTTCTCTGCGGCGGCTCTGAATGGCAGCTCTAGCGGCAACTATGCGACGGCAACATTGAATATGGAGATTGTCGCAACGAATGTGTACACATGGATTGAGGCTATCGTTGAGGAACTGAACAAGTGCATTAACTACAATATCATTCAGGACAAGACGTATAACATTGAGTTTCGCGTATTGCCCGTTACTTTTATTAACCGTGACAAGATGGTAAAGAATCTTGCTGATCTGTATTCGAGAGGCAAGGGTAGCTTGCAAGCGTGGATTGCGTCCATCGGTATGAACGCGGACGATTATCTGTCGCTTATGGACTTTGAGCTTGCGGAAGACTTTGAAAACAAGTACCCGGTTCATAAGACATCGTTTACGGTCACGGGGAAAGACGCGCCCAATCATGATGTGGACGGCTCTGATAGAGAACCGGCTACGAATCCGAGCAGTGCGTCTACACAAGCCAACAACGGGAATGCAAGCCCGTCACCATCAAGCTAAGTGAGGGGGTGAGGGAATTTGCAGGATGTGTTGGAAAGGATGACGCCCATTTATGAGGTTGCCAATCAGCAGACGATTAGTGGGCGCAGACCGATTAAAGTTGTGCTTCATGAGATTCACCCGGATGCCTCGCATTATCAGCATAATGGCATCTCGTGGAATGAAGAATACGTCAAGGATAACATGGAGTCTATCAATGGTATGTCTATTGTGGCAGAGTTTTTGACAGAGGATAGGGACGCACCGTATGGGCACGGCCTGACTGACATCAAAGATAATTTGCCGCTTTTTGAAGACGCCACGATGGTAGGACACTTTGACAGCTCTTACATTGATGATATTGAAATTGACGGCGAAACGAAGCGCGTTTTAATTGCAGAGGGTACGCTGGATGAGATGCGTTATCCGAAATTCGTTGAATGGCTTAGAAACAGCATGAAGGAATCTGTCGTAAAGGGTTCTGTCGAAATTGTTGGTAAGCCTGAAAATGATAATCACATTATTTACTCCGATGGTTGGAAAGAGAAAGGGCGTGTGCCGCAGTTTTACGATTATAGCGGATACGCCATCCTTGGTATTAAACCGGCTGATGATTCGGCAATCATCATGGAGTTAAATAGCAAACAAACAAGCAAGGAGGGAGAACGAGAACAAATGGATGAGAACATGAAGAGTGAACTGACCGAGATCATCAATTCTGCCGTTGTCGAGTCCAACTCTAAGTGGGACGAGTATATTGCAAAGGTTCAGGAGAAACAGGCTGAAATCGACCAATTGAGAGCCGACATTGCAGAGAAGGACGCGGAGATTGAGCGTCTGCACGCTGACTTCACTACTGCTGAGGCAGCTCGTGCGGCTCAGGAGGCTGGTCTTGCGGAGGCCAACGCAAAAATCGATGCGATGGAGAAGGAGAAGGCGCTGAATGAGCTGAACTCCGCTCTTGAGCCGTATACCGATGAGCAGCGTGAGATTGCTAAGGCCGAAATTGAGGCTTATCAGGCTGACCCGGCCAGCATCGAGATTAACAGCATCATCGGCAAGATTTGCACGGAGATGGTTCGCAAGTCTCGTGAGCAGAAAGTGAATGAAATCAATTCTCAGATCGACGTTTTTTCTATCGTCGAAGATTCTAATGGCTCTGACGAGTCCGAAGACGATTCTGTCTTTTAATTAAAACTGGAGGAATTTACTATGAAATACAAGACTATTGGCGCTTTCAAGGGCGTGCAGAACGTCCCGTATTGCAAGGCCGATGCTGACATGGCTGTCGGCATGGGCGTTATTCTTGACCGCGTTGCTAAGACCGCGAAACTCCCGGCGAGTGCCGAGGATGCGAAGGGTTGCTTCCGCATCGTTTCCAACATCAATGATCGTCCCGAAGTACACAGCTTTGAGGATTCTGTTGCCGTGCGCAAGGATGAGTATGTCCGTGCTGATGACCTGACCTCGGTTGCCAACCTTGAGATTGAGTTTGCGGCTCCTGAGATTGCGACTGAGTATTCCGATCTGTCCGTGGCTGATAAGCTCGTGTTCGGTGTCGGCGGCAAGCTGGAAAAGGCTACTTCTGTTGATGGCTACAAGATCTATTTTGAGATCATTGGCCTGACTGCGTATCGTGGCGCTGGCGTCCTCGCAGTCATCCGCGTTGCTTGAGCGGAACAAAATTGATTGGGGGATAAGATTATGAACAGTGTTTTTGAAATCAATACTGTGAACAACGTGACTGACGTTGCCACTGACCGTGTGAAAAAGACCTCTCCTATCGTTGAGGTTTTCTCTGCTCTTGCCGCTGGCAAGACTCCCTCTGTTGACGGAAAACTCGTTGACAAGGCTGTGAATGAGATTAAGGAAATCAGCTCTCGTGCGATGGCTAACGATCCCGTGGCCGTCTCTGAGATGAACGCGATTATTCGTTTCGCTATCGAGCCGAAGCTGCTTGAGCGTATTCGTCTGTTCGACTTCATGGGTTCGTTTAAGCGCATCGGCTTCAACGAGGCTCCGTATATGAAGACCTATAACTACGAGAGCGTTGATAGCCGCTTCCAGGCTTCTAGCGGCGATGTGCCGTTCGCGGCTCTGAACTACCGAGAGTACCCGATTGCCACCCAGTGCATCTCTGGTGGCTTTGCGGTTGACTATCGTGAGCTTCAGTCCGGCAACTTTGACGGTTCTGTTGCCGAGGGTATGGCTCAGGTGCAGACTGATATGATGAACAAGGCTACTTACTATGTCATCGCCAAGCTGTATGGCGCGCTGAAAAATGCCAAGGGCGTGAAGCACTTTGCTGAGTCTAGCGGTATTGCTAAGACTGCTGTTGACGATATGCTGAAGGTCATGCGTCGTTATGGCAAGGTTGCTATCTGCGGCGACTACTCTGTCGTGTCGCAGCTCAACGGCTTTGCTGGCTTCCAGACAGTTGATGCAAAGACTGCGCGTTTCGGCTCTGAGGCTCTGACTGATGAGATTAACAAGACCGGACTCATCTCCATGTACAATGGCGCTGCTGTTGTTGAGACGCCTAACGCTCTTAACTGGACGAAGATGAATGCGGACAAGAGTTCTTACGAGCTGTATATGCCGGAGGGTCTTATGTTCTTTATCCCGAAGGGAAATGTGTCCCCGCTTCAGATTTTCCAGCGTGGCGGCATGACCACGATGACCGGTGAGGACATCGTGACTCGTCAGCATCTTACCCGTTTCGATATCGAGATCGGTGCTGGCGTTGCTGAGGGTATGGAAGACCAGATTGGCCTCCTGTCCGATACTAACTTCGCGGTTCCGACCCTCTAATCTTTTGGCCGTTTAACGGCCGTTCATTCAATGCGCGGGGCAAATAGTCCCCGCGCAAATTTAATATTAAGGTGGATATTTCTTAATGGCAAAAAACAATGTGCGCGTGAATAATCTTTGCGATTGGCCGCTGTATTTTTCGAGAATTGATGGCGTTGGCTCTGTTATGATTCCTCGCAAGGCAAAGAATTTTGCTCTGCTGTCTTTTGATGAGGTTCAGTCCCAGATTCAGGTGGACAATAAAATGTTCACTGGCGAGGATGGTCTTGGCAGCCATGCAAGAATCCAGATTGTCGATGAGGCACAACGTCGTGAGCTTTTTGGCCTTGACGAAAGTGCGCCGCCGGATCCGGTTCAACTGGACGCCGAGGCGGTTAAGGGTCTGCTTGCTATCAATACAAAGGCAAAATTTCAGGCGCGGCTTAACGAACTTGTGAAGACAAACGCCGAGAAAAAGACACTGCTTGCATTGGCGGAAGAAGTTGGTTCTGATAGCGTGGCAGCGTGGAAGGTTGATGCTCTGCGAGAACTGGCATCGACCGCATCGCTGTAAGATTTCCGCTTAGAAAGGCGTGGTGTTGATGGTGAAATTTGAAGATGTGGAAGTCCAGTTCCATTCAATGCCGCAGACAAAATTCGATATTCCGGAAGGGCTGGAAAGGGAGTGGCTTTTGACGGCTGTGACCGACTATGAACTCAACGTCGGCATTGACCTTGGCTACGACCCTGACACTGGCGAGTTCTCCGGTAATGTCGACAAACTGGTCGTGAGAACGCTCGCCCAGATGATGTATGTCTCGTACCTGCAACGCGAACTCAGCCGAGTCATGGCGCTCAATGGTATCTACGGCAAGGATGTCACGCTTACTGGACAGGATGCGACAAAGCGTGTGACCAAACAGGAATTGGACGATCAGATTTCTCGTGTCGAGTCACTTCTGCACCGTCAGAAAACACCTGCCTATCATTGAGGTGGCCTATGTCTGAAGAATCAAAGAGCTGGTACAAGATGATCCGACCACTTTTTAATAGCGGATATGAGGACGATGAATTCTGGGCATATGGTCAAGACGGTTTCAATGAAGTGCTCGACTCCTTTGTCGGGAGTGACGTTGAGATATACGATAAGAGTGTTGCGAAGACGCCCAAAGCTGTTCGCGCTATCATTCAGAACGTAACAGGTGATGCGCAGAGCAGTACGCTTGTCCGACAGATTCTTTGCAACATTGGTGTACTGCATTGCGGCCAGTACATCAAGGCAAATGGTGCATGGTGGATGGTGAACTCGCTTCCTGACAACAACCGCATTTACGAGAAGGCGGTTCTCTGGAAGTGTAAATACACGATTCATTTTGTATCGCCTCTGACCGGCAAGATTGTGGATTATCCGGTGTACTGTTTGAACTCCACGCAGTACGGCACGGGCGAACGTCCAAAGACCAATATGACGGTTGGCGACGCGCAGCATCTTGTGTATGTACCCATGAACGAGGAAACGGTTTTGTGCGATACGTCACTGAGAATTATCATGGACAGAAATCGCGCAAATCCGACCGTGTTCCGCGTGACGCAGGTAGACGCGACCTCTTATGCTGTCGGCGATGAATATGCGGATGACGGTATCCTTCAGTGGTCTGTCATCGAGACGCAATTCAACGAGGCAACGGACAGCAAAGAGAATATGGTCGCCGACTTCGTGAAAGCGGAGCAGAGCGACGGTTCGTCAGGCGACGCCGATGCTTATACGCTTCGGCTGGTTGATTGTGACGGAGATAACTTACTTGCTGTTGGTGAGAGCAAAAATATTGAAATCGTATTTAAAAATGCAGTCGGAGTTGATGCAGATATCTCCGTGCTGAATGTCGAGCTTGTGTCCGGTACGGATGCCATAGAGTCTTTCGACGTGCTCGGCAGAATAATCATTCTTGATGCCAAGCCTGACAAGGCGAATGTGGGGGAGACTGTCGTTGTGCGTGTGTCAAATGAGGCACAGGGTATCAAGGCAGAAATCAAGATTGATATTGTGAATATGTAAGGAGGTGCGTGCGATGCCGCATTTTGATGCAATGATCCAGCAGAAGCAGAAATTGCGTGAGGCGATTTTGAAAAATCAAAAGGTGTGTGACCTGCTTGTCAATACTGGCAATAACGTGGCAAATTTCGACCATGTTAAGCTGGGCAGTAAGAGTCCTGCGGCAAAGCTCGTAAAGACGCACTTCTATATCCCAGACACGACAACTGTGGATGGGAATTATATCACGATGCGCAGTCGCGTGGTTTATGCCGATACGGACGTCGTAAAAGAAGTGGCGATTATCGTTTATGTAATTTGCAACCAAGACCAGATTGATTTACTTCAAGGGTCACGGGCGGATTTGCTTGCGGACGAAATCGACCAGATTCTTAATAACGGCGATATGCCGCTGTTTGGGTACGGTGGCATTAAAATCGGAGTGGCAGAAGAGGTGCAGTTCAACAATGGCTATTACGGCTGGGAGATCCCGTTTACCACTCATGAGATAAACCGGAGGGCAGAACTTCTGTGACGGACGATCTTAAAATCTTTCGTGGCGGCGACTACGAAATCAACTCAAAGATAACGCTTCATCAACCGACGCTTGGTGAAATCAGCGACTATGGCGAAAAAGAATATTTCGGTCTAGTTCGGTCGATTTGCTCCACACCTGCTGACCACAAAGTAGATATTTATGAGAATCTGGGCATCTATTGGGATGCTGTTGATGAGTTTGAGTTATTCGTACAGTTATCGCTTGCGTTTCGTGAATCAGATATGAGCATTTTGTTTGGGGATCTGGACTGGACGTCATTTGTACCAGCCATCAATCCGAATACAAAAGAAATTGTGTTGCGGAACAAAGATGGCGTGGTGATTGATCGGGCGATTCACTTTTTAATTACAGATGCTCTGCGAAAAATGCACTGCTTTGAAAAGAACGTTGATGTCGGATACGACGAGTTTACAAAAGACGCAATGATAGAAGATGAAAAGGATGAGCGAGAACTGGCGGCTAGAAAGCCGTACAGTTCTTTTTTATTGCCTTTAATTTCATCGCTGACGAATTGTGATGAGTTCAAGTATCGGCATGATGATGTCTGGACGTTACCAATCGGGGCGTTTATGGACTCTGTGCGACGGATTCAAAAGCGTGTTAACTACGACAATCTTATGCATGGCGTTTATAGCGGCTGTGTAGAAGTGAAAAAGATAAAAAAAGAAGAATTTAACTGGATGGGAGAACTGAAATAGTTCTCCTTAATTTTGTGTTTGAAAGGATGAGATATTATGTTTTCTGCGAACACTTTTGTTATTGATAAAGTGCGTCGTGTGACTCAGGTCAATCTTGAGACTGGCATTGTTGACTGGACGCTTACCAGCATTGAGAGCCCGTCTATCGAGTTCACTGGTGAGTCAACCGACAAGACAGATGCTCAGGGCGTGCTTATCGCTCGTTTTGGTACCTCTAAGGGTGTGAACTTCTCTGGCGAGGGTTCTCTGCTGTCGATGCCTCTGATGGCTGCGCAGCTCGGCACTGAGGTGCAGGCTGGCTCTAGCACCGCTAAGGTCACTGGTAAGACCTTTGAGATTCTGAAGGTTGAGGGCGGCAAGGCAACCATGACGCATAAGCCGAAGGTCGCTCCGACTGTCGTTTACAAGATCACTTCGGACAAGAACATTGAGTCCACCATCGAGGTCGGCTCTGGCGCGGACAAGGCTTCTATTGCCGATACTGTTATCACTCTGCCTACTGGTTTTGCTGGCACTCAGATCGGTGTGCTCTATGAGTACGAGGCCGAAGATGCGATCAAGGTCACGGATGGTTCGGAGAATCATGCTGAGGCCGCTGAGTACATTGTCGACATTCTTGCTTGCGATGTCTGCAACGCTTCTGTCAAGCGTGCCGGTTCCATCGTGTTCCCGAAGGCCAAGATTGACAACAACTTCTCTATCGACCTGACTACTGAGGGTACGCACCCGTTCTCCTTCAGCGCTCTGAAGGATTACTGTTCCGACGACGAGGAACTGTGCTACGTCCTCTTCAATAAGTAATCGGAGAACAATTATGCAGAGACGTTGCAAGGTCTGCGGCGCTGTGTACGAGACGTGTTACTCGTGCGAGAAGCAGCGTAGCTGGCGCGTCCATACTGACACCGCAGACCACTACTACATTTTTACTACGCTGATGACATACGAGTATGATCGTGATGCCAAGAAAGCGTACCGTGCTTTGCGCAAGCGCGGCGTAGATTTTCAGCACACGAGTGTGTATGAGCCGACTGTGGAAATTCTGCTGGACGAAATCTACGAGAAAAATAACGCTGATAAGGCGAAGAAAATGCGCACCACCGTTGAGCTTGGTGTCATTGATGATAAATCGGCTCAGGATGTTGAGGCAAAGACGGATTAAGTTAAGGAAGGGAGGACGAATGTCCTCCCTTTTTCTGAACTTTCAGATTGGTGGTGAATACGATAAAGATTTTGGCGGTAGACCAAGCGCGTCATGGGGCATGGGCGATGTTTAATTACGAGTCAAAAGAACTGATTGGGCATGGCACATGGTCGTTTGACAACAAGAAATATACATTTCCGCAGGCGGTTAGAAATATCGAGGTACTGATAGAAAATATCATGAACACGCAAGGAATTGATGCGGTTTTCTACGAGGACATTCAGTTGCGTGTAAACGCACAAGGCTTTAAGAGACTCGCACAGTTGCAGGGTGTACTCATCAATCTCGCAGAGAAAAATGAATACCTTTATGATTTGGTTCAACCGTCGCAGTGGCAGAACTACTGCATGGCACGTGGCAGAAGTGAGAAAGAGATCAAAGCCAAAGTCAAGCAATTGGAAAGTGCTACGCACAAGAAGCAGTCTAAAGTCCTTTCCATACAGGCTGTAAACGACTTGTTTGGCATTGAGACTGAGAACGACAATCTGGCCGACGCGTGTTGCATCGGCTGGTATGTAGTAAACAACATTCCTATTAAAATCAAGGAGAAAACTTTATGAAAAAATCCGCTGATTTCATCGACCTGTTGGGTCTTGACGATGTAGAGGATATTCTCGGAGAACAGCTCCCAGACCCCGGACTACTTGAATATTATCGTCGCCTCAAAGACCGTGAAATTCTTTGGAATGACGATGTTGACGAAAGTATGATTGAGGTGTCGATGTGTATTCGTAAGTGGAACATCGAGGACAAAGGCAAGTCGGTTGATGAACGCAAGCCCATTAAGATTTTCATTAACTCAGATGGCGGCGATCTCAACACCATCATGAACGTTGTTGACATGATTGAGCTGTCTAAGACACCCGTTATTACGATTGCGCTTGGCAAGGCGTATAGTGCCGGTGGTCTGCTCCTGATGGCAGGTGATACGCGGTATATTTTCAAGAATACGAGTTGCCTGATTCACGATGGCTCGTCTGGCATTTACGGTACGACGGGCAAGATGCTGGACAACCTTGAGTTCACGAAAGGGCTTGAGAAGCGTATTCGAGATTATATCATTACGCACACGAGTATTCCGGGCGATCTGTACGACAGTAATTATCGTCGTGATTGGTTCTTGTTCTCGGATGAGATGATTCGCTACAACGTCGCGGATGAAATCATTGAAGACATCGACCTGATTTGAGGTAGATATGGCGAAGAAGAATACGACTATGAATATCGGCGATGCTCCGATTACGCTTGATGAGCATCCTTTTTACGGGCTGAAGCTGGATAAAGATCAGGAAGCGTTCCGCAATGCTATCTGGGATGAAAGTAAGCGTATTGTGTTTTGCAATGCGAAAAGCGGTTCTGGTAAGACACTGATTGCTACGGCTACGGCGAACCTGCTTTGCGCGCATGGATTGTACAGCGGAATTGTGTACGTTGCCGCGCCTACGCAAGAGCAGAAACAGGGCTATCTCAAGGGCACTATCGAAGAAAAGTCCGAACCGTACTTTGAGCCTTTTTATCAAGCTCTTGACAAGATTGGTGTCAACCTGAATACAGCATTCATGGATGGTGGGCAGAACGAGAAATGTGGCATGGCCTATATTGAGTGTGTGACGCACACATTTCTGCGCGGTGTGAATTTTGAAAACAAGGTGATTATTATCGACGAGTCGCAGAACTTCTACTACGATGAGCTGAAAAAGGTTCTGACTAGAATCAATGATAACTGCAAGACTATTGTCATTGGTCATGACGGACAAATCGACCTATACTCCAATCCTGAACGTAGCGGTTTTGTGGGCTACATGAATTGGTTCGATGGCGACTCTCGCGTGGCTGTCTGCAAGCTCACGAAGAACTATCGTGGATGGGTGAGCCAGAGAGCCGATGATTTTGACTTTGCGGCGATGTATGCCAAAACTAAAGACTAAACTAATATCGAGGTAATTTGAATAAATGAGAAAACTTTCCGTAGATACTATGAAGAAATACATGAAAACAAAAGAAGCTCCGAAGTATGTCAAAGTGCATTATGAATTTGATAGCACGGAGTTTGATGTCGAAGTGCGCACGAACTTATCATGCGCGGAGCAGTCGGCTTTTATCAGTCGCGTTCTTGCCGGATGCTTTGATGACAGTGGCAATTTCCGGCCTGAGTATTTCGACCCGATGTTCCACGCGACTGTGCTTCAGATGATGACCAACGTTCCGCCGATTCCGATTCGTGGTGCTGCCAACGATGATGGCGAGAAACTGCTTGATATTGACGCGATGGACGAGCTGTATGACGCGCTGGCTCTTGAAAACGATGAGGCAACTGATTATTTTTGCGGCTTCATTGGGTATCTGTATGGCCTTTGTGACAATGCTGCGGAATATCGTCGTGCTCGTAATCTTGCCAACTCCGGTGTGACCGGAGACTTGTCTGCGATTGTCAGCGGCGTTCGCCGCTTCGTAGAGTCGCTTGTTGACAAGGTGGAGAGCGTGAACACGGAAGAACTGCTTACGTATGCCGGGCAGTTGGCAGAACTGACTCGTGGCATGAATGCTGAAGGCGTTGCGGATGCTATGCTTCGGCTCTATAAATCCGAAGAGAACGAGTAACAACTGCCGCCTGTCGCCAGCGGCGTAAAAGAGTGCGACTGGCTTACGATCGCCGCCTGTCTGAGTGCGGCGAATAAATTCAGACTTGCAACGGGAGCACCTTATGGTGCTCCCGTATTTTTAATTTGATTGGTGGTGGGTGCTACGAATATCAAAGAGGCGCTTGCTCATGCGAACAAGCAATTAAAACCCAAAATCGACTCCGCGCTTTCCAGAGAGGTATATCAGGTTGTCGTAGATGTAGAAGCATTCTCCATCAATGAAAAGGTCTACGATACATATAGACCTATCATGTACGAGCGACGTGGCGACATGGGCGGTCTTGCTGATAAAGGGAACATCATAATGAAAGGCGGAAAGGCCACGAATGGTGTGTTACGCGTTATCAATATAACTGATCCCAATCCGGGAGGCACGCTTAATCGAGATCGGGTTACGGTTGGTAAAAGTCTTCCGGAACTAATTGAGTACGGCAATAACAACCGTTGGGGCTATAAATATGATTTTCAGTCTAAAGGCGCATATATGAACCCAAGGCCATTTACTGAGGCTACGATTCGGCATCTTCGATACGTTGGCTCTCATGTTTTGGCTCTGCAAAATGGTCTAAAGCGTCAAGGTGTCAAGTCGAGAATAACTGGCAACTCTGATGAAAAATTGGACGATTTATTTTTCTAATAAGGTGGTGATTCGATGAGCGATGAATTGGAAGTTGTCGTAACAAGTGTACTTGAGGCAGATGAAGAAGCGTCATCAAGACGGATAGCAGCACAACTGCCAAGCATCTCCGACAAAGTAAATCAGTCAAGCAAAATCAAAGTCGGAATCGCGCTTGACGATAGTGCAGTTAGTGCGCAGGCAGGTGCATTTGTACAAAAAATAAATCAAAAGGTCGCCGCCAATAAAGTCGGCGTCAAGTTGGGGATAGACCAAGAGTCGATTGCAAAATTGCAAACGGAACTTGGTAGCCTGCACGTCGATTCGTCAATTACGAATAGCATGGTCGAGCAAATCGACAAGATGGGCATTCGTATTGATAGAGTTAGTGGTAGTTGGAAACAGGTAGCTGATAGTGAACGCCAACTTTTAGCGTTAACAATTCAGGGGACAGATGAGACTGGTAAGGCTGTTTCTTATTTGCAGACGTATGATGCGGAAACACAAGAAATCAGCACAACGATGACAAACGTTACGCTCAATTTGGAGCAACAACGTAAGTCTGCTGCGGCATTAGCCAAGCAGGTCGAAAAAGACAACCAGTCTCGCTTGAATTTTCTCTCAAAACAGCAAATTGAGATAAATAAAATCAATGCTTCTTACACTGGCCAGAGTTCGCAGAAACCGATTGTTGATCCGACGAGACTTGAATCGTTTGGTGCTAAGGTTACAGAAATCAATAACAAAATTACTGCACTTAAAGCTGCAAGCGGTGCACTGAGTGGAGAGCAACAGAGAGAGATCGTCGAACTCATTGCCAATGCAAAAGCGCTTGGTGAAGCGTATCGTACATTAGAGCGCGCTCCGACAAAGTTACGCACGAAAGATGTTGTGACGATTCGAGATGAGGAATTGTCCAAGTTAGATGCCTATAAAACAAAACTCGCAAATGTGGGCAATTTGACGCAAGATTTTGCATCCAGAATTGATAGGCTTCATAACGAGCTGAGTGGGGCTTCGGATGGAGCCGCATTGACAAAATATCTTAATCAATTTAGTACTCTGAGTGCTGAGGTCAAGAGTTTTGATGCTCAGGTTGCTGGCGTTATTCAGAAATACAATTCCTTGCTTTCAGCTCGTGGCAGAGCTACGCAAATAAGCAAGAAGATGGCCAGAACGAGTCATGGGACTGAAGAGTATCAGATTATGGCGACAGAGCTGGCTCGTGTTAAAGCAGAGCAAGCAAAAATTACGCAAGAAATCATGACTCAAGCTCATCTTGCGCCAGAAGTCGTTGCTGCTGCAAAAGCACGATCACAGCATGACGAAAAGATTGTCCAGCAAAACTATGAACTCGCTGTTGCAGAAGGCAGAGTAAAAGATGCTGTTACGGCTATCAATAACGAAATGGCGTCAATGCCTCAAAAAGTTGCAGAACTTCAGGCGCGGTTTTCAGCTCTTGCAAATCCGACTACGAGTCTCGCTACTAATATAGAAAAGTTTAAAGAACAAATCGCTTCTGTAAATGGTAACGATGGACAAGATAAAGTCGCTGCTTATGAAAAGCTTCTTCAAATTTTAGAGGACTGCACGTCCGAGGTAACACATCTTGAAAAATTGTCGAGGCTTGATGTTGCCGATTCTCGTTTTGAGTCTGGGCTTGCAAAAGCAAAGCAAGACCTAATCACAATTGAAACAAAGTGGAGCGCGCTTAAAAACGACCCCGGTCTTAACGAACAGCTCAACCAGTTAAAAGTCAGCCTTGGCCGTGTAAACAGTCAGGCTGATTTCTCAAAATGGAAAGCTCAACTCAGTACATTCCGCGCTGAGGTAAAAGCTGCTGGTAAAGATACGCTGTCACTTGGTGATGTTTTCAAGAACAACCTCACTAAGGTTTCTCAGTGGATTGGCGCAACGACGATTATCTTTAAGACGTGGCAAACGCTCAGAGATGGTTTCGATGTTGTTAAAGACCTCGATAATGCGCTTATTGACCTGAAGAAAACGACTGATGCGACGGAAGAGCAGTATCGCAGTTTCTATTATACGGCGAACCAGACTGCTAAGGAACTCGGTGCGTCTACAAAGGACATCATTCAGCAGACAGCAGACTGGGCACGTCTGGGGTACTCGCTTGACGAGGCGTCTACGTTGTCACGGAACTCTGCTATTTTCTCTGCGGTGTCTGAAGATCTTGATTTGACCGAGGCAACTGATGGTCTTGTCAGTATGCTGAAGGCGTTCAAGGAGTTGGACGTTAACGATTCTCTTGACGGAATTATTTCTAAGATAAACGAAGTCGGCAACAATTTTGCTGTATCGAATGCTGATATTGTTGATTCACTTACTAGATCGTCATCCGCAATGGCTGCGGCCAATAACACGTTTGAGCAGACTGTCGCGTTGGCTACTGCGGCTACGGAGATTACGAGAGATTCTTCGCAGGTCGGCAATGCCTTGAAGACGATTTCTATGCGCCTGAGAGGTTACGACGAGGAAACTGAAACATATTCTGATGACCTCAAGGAAATCACAGGCGATATTGCTAACTTGACGAAAGTAGCAAGCAATAATAATCAGGGAATCAGCTTGTTTGAGGCCGACGATCCAAACACTTATCGTTCTACTTATGATATTCTGAAAGATATTGCAGATATCTGGAATGAAATCAGCGATAAAAATCAAGCGCAGTTGCTCGAAAAGCTATTCGGCAAGCAACGCGCCCAGGTCGGTGCGGCACTTATCTCAAACTTTAAGCAGGCAGAGAATGCTATGGACGCTATGGCCGGTTCTGCTGGCAGCGCGTCAAAAGAGTTGGAGCGTGCCCAAGACTCCATCGTATTCAAGTTGAATGCGCTGAAAGAAACTTGGGTTGGTGTCGCTCAGAATCTTTATGATACGCGAACGATTAAGAATGTAATTGACCTCTTGACGGATATGTCTGGCGTTATCCAGACAATCACGAAGAGCCTTGGAACGCTTGGCACGGTATCTGCTGGTGTCCTTGGTGTTCAATTTATTCGTTCTGTGGGTAGACCCAAAATGACGGGTTCTCATGATGTGCCCACATATGCTCTGGTGGTGACACGGAACGAGCTTGCAGCGTGAGTTGCAAGTGAGGGAGCATTGGCAAAACAGCCGAAATTGGCCGAAAGGCGGGTGGTTTTGTAATTCCACTCCGGGAACCGAAAGGAATCCGCAGCGAAGCTCATGTTCGCATGAGAACGTTCAGAGAGTATAATGGCTGCGCGGCTCAATGAGTCGTGAAGGGGTATTCCAAATCAGCGCGAAAGCGTAAAAATTACAGACGGGTCACGCCGTCGACCAAAATAGTGACACACATACTATAGTGAGCCTCTGAAGCAGTGCTTCACAAACGCACGAGCCGTCTGTTCCAGCAGACGGCTCACAAATTGGCAGAGAGACGTTGCTGGGAACAACATTTCTCTGAATGCCTGATGAGCCATCTGTTGCCGCAGGTGGCTCATCTAAATAAAGGATAGGTGTAACTGGTGGTATTGAACGATGCGTATGATGCAAGCGTGTTTGACAAAAGCGTTTGTGACGGGTATGAATCTGCATGGGCAGAATTTGAGAAGTTGGTTGAGATCGGCGTTGCATCTAAACGCGGATGCCAAATAGCATCCGTGCAAAAGAACGCGATTTGTGGCAATGTTTAGGTGTTGTATGATAGAAAATGAATATAAGTGGTTCTTGACTAATTATTCCGATTTATTTAAAGAGTATGGTGATTCTTTCCTTGCAATAAAAGATGAAGCTGTGTTGGGGACATATAGTTCCTATGCTGATGGTGTAATGGAAACGTCTAAAAACGAGAAATTGGGAACTTTTATTGTCCAGAAATGCAATGGTGACGAATCTGCCTATACAAATTATGTCGCTAATGACATATGCTTATAGCATGGGTTTTGTGTTAATTGAAGTGGTTGACCAATCAAACATAATAATGGTATAATGAATACACAAGACGGTATGTAATAACAAAAATCTCGAAAAATCCCACTTTTGTATTGACAATTTATAAAAAAGTTGTAGGTTATGGTTGTAATACTTAAACAAGGGGGATCCGCGATGATTTTGGTCGATGCCTGCGCTAGCAAAGTTGTTGACAAAATGAATGCCAGTATTCTACCCGAGATGAGACTCACGCGATGTGAACATAAATTCAAAATGTACTCTAATCTTGTTGTTGCATTTATGTTTGTTGCTCCCGTTACTTTATCTTTGTTGTGTTCGCTGTTGAGCTTGAACAATAATACTGCTCAATCATGGGTAGAAGGGGTCATTACTGTTCTTGTTATTCTTGTTGGTATTTTTCTTTTGTTTTGGCAATCTGTATACGACGAGGCAAGGACGGAGTTGCAAGGAGCCGAAAAACATCTACAAGATGCATATGATTTTTTTGTGTCAACAGCGATTACGATGTTTAAGAAAGTAAAAGACGGAGACGCCTCTTTTGAATCTCTGGCAAATGCGTGCGCAAGCGGCATTGTAAAAAGCTGCCAGCACCGTTCCGGTTCTAACGGGTTCGCCGTGTACATTTATGAATATGATAAAAACAATAGAACTGTAGAGATGGTCGCTGCTAGTCAAGATGAAATGGTCGATACGTTAATGGATAATCCTCTGTTTCTATACGGATTATTTAAGCCTGTGTTTATCGATGACCCTCTTATTAAAGACTACTATTTCACTTATTGTCTGCGAGATAGCAAAAAGAAATATATCCTAAGCACATGGGAAGATATGCTTATAAATTATTATTGGGCAGGGTGGAACGAGTTAGATAAAAATGAGTATATCGAAAATTTAGACAAAGAGGCTTGTCGGCACGCAGATTTCTTTTATAATCAGTATATGGCGATTCCGATTATCAATCATAAATCAGGCGCTAATGGGTTGATCGAAATTATTGCTTATTATGATGCTGTTATAGACTCCCCACAAAAAATTAAAAAAGAATTTTCACAGTTGTCAGAAGCGTATAGAAAAATGATGCGTGTTGTATACGAAATTGCATATATTAAAGAGGAGGTGTATCAATGAAAAGACGGACACGATCAATGCCTAATGGGAGCAGTAAAAGTCGTTCTGTGAAAGTCGTTTCTCCGGTCGGACAAACTCGTAGTGGGTATAAGATTTTTGTTAATATGGACGTCACTGATGAACAACTCCGAGCTGTTAGGGAACGGCAAGCAGAATCTGCTAGGACATTGGCAGATATCCAAAGAAACTACGATAGACTGTCAGGCAATGCTCAAAACGTGAAGATGAAAGCCTATGGAAGTTCCGATTAACATTTAGAAACACAAACAAAAGGCGAGGCCAAACGGCCTCGCCTTTGTCATATCAAAACTTACTGCCACAATTATTGCATTTCCACGTCTTCCCACAATCTCCAAGTCCATAAATTCCCACCAGCGCTATTTTTGCAGCCTTCTTCATCGTGGTCAGTCGCGTGAGATTTTCAGAGCCGCAGATGGGGCATTTGGGAACGTGCTTGGGACGTGTCGCAACATTGCCTGTGTTCTGAGGAAAGTAGAAGTTTTCGATGCCGCCAACGCTTCTAAAATACTCTATACTTTCTTCCGATTCTGGGAACATATTGGCGTAGTTGGACTTGTATTTAGACAGGCTGGTGTCTAATTGCGACTTGTCAAAATAGTTTTCAAAAGCATATCGCGCGGCAACAAAGTCTGATAATGTACAGGCAGACGCTTTCCATTTCGCTGGCCACCATGTTTCTACTTTGAGATTGTCCCATTTTATTTTGTCATATTCTTCGTTCGTCATATTTAATTCCGCATAACAGACGTTGCATTCACAGCTTTCTGCCGAATCTACCGCCTCTGGGTTTGTCAATAATTTTCTTTTTTCAGAGATTGAAATGCATGCTTTTATTGTTGCACATTTGGGGCAAGCAACAATTTTCGGCGAATATTTGCAGTTTGGACAACTTGGCGCACTTTTCCAAGGAATGCCGCAATTTGGGCAGACATTTCCCTGAAGCCGTTTCTTCATATTGCGAATTGTATCTTCGAATGCCATCGATTCACCTTCTTTATTTTAGTTATTTAGATTACCATATTTTCTTGTATATGTCAACTCGCACATTAGTTTGAATCAATATAATGTTTGGTCGGCATTATGTTTGTATGATTTGGCATCGTTCAAAGTCCTGCGACAAGCAAAGCAAGAAATTGAAGCGTTAAATAACGAATATGAGAAGCAACAGGCGGCAAGCGCAAACACTCTAGGAGGCAACGAAGATAATATCGTCCAGTTTCCAGGTGCGTCGGAACCAGAATTGGACGATGGCAAGATTAATGCATATACGGCTGCTTTAGCGGGATTATCCGAAAAGCAAAGAGATGTTTTGCTTGGGCAATCGGCACTTACTAATGAAGAAAAGGTTGCTGTCAGTCAAAGACTAAAAGCAACTCAGACGATTACCGAAGAAGGCATTGCTCTTGCCGCTCAAAAACTTAATACGGATGCGGACACGTTAGCGTCAAAGTTAAATTTGGATGCTAAGAAGAAATATACTCAGGCTGAAATAGAGGCTGCTATTCGAACATCTGAGTTTGGGCGCGCGTTAACTGAGGAAGAAATTCGCCAACGCGCCGCAGAAATCACTACAAGAAGTCACGCCGCCTCTCTTAAAGAATGGGCTGGCAGCATGGCGCTTGCTGTTAAGGCTGCTGCAAAGAACTTCATCAGCAGTCCTATAGCAATCATTTCCGCCATCACGACGATAGCCTCTGTGGGCATCAATGCGATTCGCAATGCTCAAGAAAAAGCAAAACAGGCTGCTGAGGAAAACGAGCAAAAGGTCAATGACGTTGCTAGTGCCGCGAACGATCAGCGCGAACAACTGAACGACCTCATTGCGCAGTACAGCAAACTTGCTTCTGCCGGTGATTTTGATTCGTCTTCTCGTGAGCAAGCCCGAAGCATCCAAGACCAGATTACAGAGTTGGTTGGCTCTCAGGCAAACAACCTTGACCTTGTGAATGGCAAGTTAGATGACGAGGTTTCCAAGCTCAAAAACATCTCTGCTGAACAGGCGAAACAGAATGCAAATGCGCTTCAGACGAAGGTGGAAAGTGCCACAAACAAGTACAAGCAAGGTGCTCTTACTGAGGGCGCTGGCACTAAAACGATTGATAACCCGTATTCTATGGGAGCGGATATCGAGCTTGCAAATAGCAAGGCTCTGAACAAGGCACTTAAAGAAGCTAGTTATTCTGGTAGCGCTCTACTGGATGTCAACAACAAGATTGACGTTAGCTGGGCGGCAATGAACAAAGATGCGGCCGGTATGGTCGATATCTATAAAGAAATTCAAGATACGCTTTTAAGTTCGGATGAATGGCGTAGCTCGGATGAGAACGAGAACTCTCAGCTCTTGAATGACATCCAGAGTAAAATTGATCTCTATCAAAGTATCGTTGATGAGTATAATTCTGCGGTTGCAAATCAGATGAAAAATGATGCTGTCATTGAAATATCTGATATGCTCAAGGAGACGACGGTCAATTCGCAAGAAACGTTTGATTCCTTCATTGCGTCTATCAATAACATGGAGGGCGCGTCAGATCAGTATAAGCAATATCTGGCCGAAGTTGCTAACCAAACCTTCCCGCAGTATGCTCAAGCGGCACAAGACGCCACGAACGCGACTGACTCTTTCAGCGCGGCTATGTCCAACGTCAAGAATATGATGAGCGAGGCATCGTCCACATCCGTTGACGCTGCGAACAAGGCCGAAGCTGATTCCATTAGGGAAGAAACTGCTGCGCTTGAGGCGTCTAATGAAGAACTACAAAAGCACATTGACAATCTGCAAGATGCTAACGATAAACGCAACGCTCATGCGATTTCGGACTACACAGCCGAAATCGAAAAGAACAACGCGGCGATTGCTGAGAATAACCGTTTGCTTAATAGTATCCCGAACCCGTGGTCTGACATTCTGAATACGTTTGACACATGCTCTGGCGTGCTTGAGCAAATCGCGTCAATTCAGAATGAGGTCGCAGATGGCTTCACGATCTCGGCTGACAAGGCTCGTGAGTTTGCTGAGGCGTACCCTGAGATTCTTGCAAATGCCACGGTGTCTGCTGATGGTCAGGTGACGTTGAATCAAGGCATCGTTGATGCATTTATCAGTGGCAAACAAGAACAGGTTAATGCGGCTATTGATGCGGAGATTGCAGATCTTCAGGCTAAGAAAGCATCTCTTGAAGGCCAAATGGCGTTTGCTCAGGCAGAACTTGAAATTGCACAAAATGTTGGCGACGGCGAGGGGCAAATTTCCAAGGAAGTCGCTGAGTATCGTATCAATACTGGAAACATAGTGGCTTGTAAATGCAGGTCACGTTCATAGGAATATGTTCGAAAAATAGAAACCCATTGAAATGCTGGGACACCCTAAAGGCAACCGCGCCACAAC